CTACAAAATCATCGCTGAGGGTAAAAGAAAACATGGACACTCCATTTCAAGGGTATAAACGACTATTATCAGATAACAGGAAAAATGTTACTCAAGCCCATCTGAGAGGATTTGCGATACAGCAGTCTCAGATAGACCTTCATTTGGGAGCTCACGAAGAGATGTGGCTTTATCCCCGAACAAGGCTGACATTACACCGCCAGAGGTCTGGCGCTCTACTGTCATCCTTACAAATTCTTTATTCTCCTCCAATTCCTTCATTTGCTTGACCAATCTAAAGAGTCGATCCATCTCTTGGGAAGTATTTGGGTCAGGATACCCACCATTTAATTCTTCTGCAAATCGTGCAAAAGCAACGCGGGAGCCTTGTATTTCAATCATTGTATTCAATAAACTCTTTAATTGGTCTTTAGTCTTTACCTCAATTGGGAGATTAAAAGCACATGAGTTGTTAGGTTTAAAGGCAGGGCAATTGTTTGCCACAAAGCAGGTGTTACACTGGCGTAGCGATACAGTTGAGCTATTTAATACCGGAACATCTCTAATTGTGGTCTGACCGAACTCATCCTTCTCCATTACGGTCTTGCTAGAAATGCCAAAAACCGGCAGAGGTTGAAGCGATTCTGGGTTTCTTGTCTCTAAATTATTCCGCATGTCTAGGGCCCTGTTATCAGGTTCGACCCCACCTGTTTCCGCTTCTCCTGGATCATCCTTGAACTCACTGTTATCAGATAACAAGGGGTTAAAACCATTATTCAAAGAGTTCTCCAACTGTAGGTATGACCAGATTGCCAGCTTGGTTACTTCATTAGAATCATCGGCTAGGATCAAATTATAGTCTAGCCCAGCATTTTCTATGACTGCCTTATATCGCGCACGAGCTTGATCTTTCATACGCTTAGGATAACGGTGTAGCTTTTTACCGTCCCAAACTATGGTCTCTCCTCTCATCATTGGGGATAACCATGCCAGGGTACTTACCGAGGTAAAGGGGATCTGTCGTAGGTTCTCTGGGTTCATAAACCCTATGGCGTGGAACTTTGTGCCAAACTGTGTGACAAGAGCTCGTGTAATGCCAGCCAGAGCCTTATCCTCATTAATGGACGGACCGTTAATGCCAACATTGGGGTATTTCTTTGCCAGACGATGAAGTTCATTGTGGCCCTGTGTATGATCCCAAATAGGTATAAAACGGTCATGACCAAAATCTACCCAAAAGGTCTCTCTAGACTCTTCAAGGTAAGCTTTACCCAGAGATGAGTTGAACTCTATGGCCATATCGATACGGTCGCTGTTTATAATAACCCAGTCTTCAAAGTTGGTATCAAACTCAACAAGCTCTTCTTTGGTTAGTTCTTTCTCATTATTGATCTTTGCGGTCACGTATACATGAGTGGCATCATCAAAACGATCTGAGATCAAATAGTCTTTAGTTGTGGGTAGGCCACGCTTTACTAGGCGCCAGTAATTGACCCCAATATGCTTTACACCAGCTTCTTCTAAGAGTTTACGGTGAGATGGGACTTCCCCACCCAAAAATACAATATCCATCCGTTATTCCCATCTATGGGCGGATAGGTCATCAAATGCAAGCTTTGCCCTAAGCTCTTTTTGGTTTTCCAGCTCTGTTTTAAGCTCATCCCAAGGCTTTACTTGGCGCTTGGTTCTAACAAATTTAGGTGCGGCAAACATTAAAGAGGTTACGCCAGCCCCGTATGCCTTAGATATACGATCTACATCAGCATCAACAAAAAGCTCAACAACTCCCAAAGATCTCATGACCTGTAGCTGTCGCAGTCTTAGGTCCTGTCCTTCATAGGCTATAGTGTTATCTAACAAATCTGCATGACCAATAACCATATTAGCGCGAAGCCAATGCTCAGCCTCATCTTTTGTGCCATCGGTAGCTATAACTACTCGGTAGCTTGTTAGGAGAACTCGATAAAGCTTTAGACCCTCATGTATTGGATCGCCCACTTCGGTTCGTAGAACTCCATCTAACGAAACCAATGCTGTCATTTTTTCTTTTGCGCCACTCTTCTAATAAGGGTTCGGGCTGTTGGGAGTTCCACGCCGTATAGATCTAATTGAGTTTCTTTTTGAAGGTCATCTTTATAACTTTTAATTGCTTTTAAAGCTTGAACTACTCCAGATTTTTTACCTGCTTGCCACCTATAGTTGTGAAAATCATAGTAACCGGCACCTGTAGAACTAAAAGCCTCTTTACGTCCAGCGTGTATATCATCATACACTGCAACTGCTTGGTCTACGGCTAGCATAAGCCGTCTCTCGGCATTAATTCTATACGCATCATTTGGTGCTGCTTTAATATCCGCCAAGGCAAGCTGGTATCTAGATACCAACTCCATAGCAACATTGTAATCACGATTAGACTGTTGTTCCCAAGCACGTGAAAAAGGTGCGTGATCTGAAGGGCTGGGCTCTACCGTCCAATTATCTTCAGTAAGATCGTAAGCAGCGTACGGGTTAATATCCTTGATATCTGACTGAGGGTTGACGTAGTAGGTAAGCTCGTAACCATTCCAACTTTTTGTTTCTGGGAGGAGGTCTTCGTTAAAACCCTCATTGAACATAGAAGCGATTTCTGCATTAGATAGTCCCGCGTACTCTAGGTTGTGCTGTCTGAATAATGGGTAGTTAATTCCAACTAAACAATCAAGATCACCGGGATCTCGGTGGGCCGACCATTGATAAGAAACTCCGGAACCAGCAAGCCATACATGTGCCCACTTGCTGGGTCCAGAATATTCAAGAGATAAGTGATCAAATAAAAGTCTGGTTATATTATTTCTAACCCAAGGCTTTATGCGATTACCCGAAAAAAGGTTTGGATCTAATCCCGCATCAGGCGCGCTGAAGTAAGAGGTTGATCCCGGAGAGATATCAACCACTTCACCAAATTTAGCCAAAAGCCTGTCTTTGTCCATGGTCTAATTATCTACCTTTTTTGTCGTTACGTCTTACTTATTAGGCTCCTGTGATGCTGGTGGAGATAGGCGAAGAGTGGTGTACTCAGCAGCTGCTTGTGCTGCAAGGTCAAAAAGCACCTCTTGGCAGTAACGACGAACTTCAATTAGTGTAGCGTCACGTTCAACATCTACCCCTGCAATCGCAGCTTTGTTACGTTCAATGTACATTGTTCCATCAGTATCAACAAGAACTACAAATCCAAACTTAATATTTGGCAATGCGCTCTTTTGATCGTTGGTTGATCCGTCTTCGTTTACAATTGTTGCGTCATCTACTGTTGCTTCTGTCATTTGGTGCTCCTAATCGTTATACATGCCGGCTTGTTTGCGTTTCTTTGTTACTACGAACGACTTCACTACACAGAAGTCACACAGGTAAATACTAGTGGTTGAAACTGGAAGTCCCAACTCTTTACGATCTGCCTGAGTCTTTGGTACGATCTTCTTGCGGTCTGAGCCATAATCTGCGCACATTCCTGCAGGGCGCAAGTGTAGGTCGTAACACTTCATAGCATCTTCACCAAAGGTTGACTTAGTATGATAGTACTCTGGATCAATATCTGCAAGTCCGCCTCCTAGGCCACCTGCTTGCTCACGCAAACTCTTAATAATCTGTTTACGTGCAGCTTCTTTGCTCCAGGTTTCACTACCAACTTTAAGAAGAGAGCCCGCATGTTTAACGCCTGCAGATTCATGTTTTTCAATTGCAAACTCTAAAGTAATATCGTCATCGGGGTTTCCCTCAAAATCAGGCAGTTCCTCAATGGTTTTACAATCCCAGCAATAAAGCAGACGAATTTTATCGCTATCGTCCTTTACTTCAATGTATTCCCCGCCGAGATCAGCAGGGCTTTTAGCATTTCCAAATAGATCGCTCATAGCACTCCCTCAATAGGAGAACTACTCTATCACATAGAGCCTTTAATATTAACTTCCTTGGGTTTTGGAGTAGATTTACGTTTTTTTGCCTCTTTTTTTGCCTTTACAGCATAATAGTTCTTTTCGGCAGCCTCAAGTACTCCACCCAATCTGGCGCTAGTAAAATCTTCTTCGTTTCTTCCAAAAGCAGCCTCTGTTGATAACCCCTGTTCACGCATAAAAGCGGTTCCTGCAGAGGTTCCTCTTTTTCTTTTTTCTTTTATATAGTTAGGCTGTTCTTTAGCAGCCTCAATTTTTGAACGATTTCTTCCAGGATTTCTAAAAAAGTATCTTTTAGACTTAGCAGCTATTTCTGCTCCAAGTTGAGTTTGGCCTCCATAAGTATGGCCTTCAGCTTGAAGGGAGCCTTCGTGCCCTATTTCGTTAGATTCACCTAAACCGCCTCGCGGCATAGCGTTAAGTCTAGGATTAGAGCCTTCTCCAGAAAGGTTATTAAAATCAGATTTTCCGGTATCGCGTAAATATTTTTCATTTGCTTGTTTTGTAGCCGCTAAATGTACTGCTAGGGGTACCGCCCCAGTTACAAGACGCTCGGATTGTTTACCTTTTTTCTCACTCATACTTGCCCTCATAAATACCTTTAATAGCTTGATTAACTATCTCAGTTCTTTCCTTAGGAGTTCTACGTCGTTTTGCAACTTCCATATTGCGATCGCGATAGGCGCGACCAATAGGGGTATCGCTATCTACGGCACTAATAGGCATGGCTCTTTCAGGATCAAGTTGATTAATTTTAATAGTATGGGCTTTTGTCATAGACTCAGGAGCTTGTCCCACAAGATGCGGGCGACTGCTATTTACTGGCCGCTTACCTTGAAGGCGCTCTCTATTAGCTTTATGTGGGTTAATTGCACGCGTGTCACCATCCATAGCTCGAAGGTTTTGTGCCATTTTTTTTGTTAAACGTTTAGACACTGGTGTTGCTAAACCACGAGTTTCAGCATTTTTATGTGCTTTTGTTTCACAATTTTTACATAAAGGAACAATATTGGCTTGAGAACCGTTTTCATCAAGAGAAGTAAGTACAACAGCTTTACGGGCAGGTGCTTCGCAATTAGGACCATGACAAGCGGAATATGTTTGAGAGGCGCCGCCATCTAAAATACTTTTACGGGCCATTACTCGCCCTTCATTTCTTTAAATTTGCGATCTAATAAATTTTTATTATGAACAGGGTGAGATGACGGAGCGTCATGTGTTGATCCAATAATAAGATTATCTAAACGTCCGGCCACTGTCTTAACAACTTTAAGAGCTGAGGATTTTTTTATTCTCGGCTTTTTAGCCATTTTGGCTCCTTAAAGAGTTGGGCCCATCTTATTAGTGTATGAGTCTGAGATACGGCGTGTTGAGCTTGTAGCCGTAATTTTTCCTGGAGACACCTTAGTAGCTGACTCTTGGTCGATGTAGTCATAGTTCCAGTAAGGATTGAGAGCACTGCGATTTGCGCGCACGATCTCATCGCCCATGCCTGGATCTACCTCTGTATTAGGGCGCACCTTGCGGTACTTGCCATCTGTAGAGCCTTCATTGAGTCCCTCATTTAGTGAGCGTGATTCGTTAGTTGCCATTATTTATCCTTTTCCTATTTCCAGCCGACTTGGCCGTTATTTAAATCACGGTAATGCGATACAGAACTTGCGCCACAGCCAGAACATTTTGATTTAACCATTTTACTGTCTTTTGCTGGGGCCCAATGATGTCCTGGATGATCTTTAGTGTGTGCTTTTCTAATTCTGTTTCCATCAGAGTCTACGGTTGAAACGTGTCCTTTTCCAATGGTGTGCCCCACTGCGCTTCTTTCACTGGGGGTGTTTAGCCCTACTTGACGTTCTATTCCTGATCTAGGGTTGCTTTCGCGTGGAGCCATAACATTTCCAGAAGCACGATTATTATCTTTAGCTCTAGGAAACCAGGTACCCACACCACTATCCATAGCTTTTGTATCTATTCTCCCCCATTTAGCTGCGTCACCGTAAGCTTCCATAGTCTTTTCATGATTACGAACAGACTTAGCTGTGCGACGTGGGTTCATTTCTCTACGTGGCTTAGACATTACTTCTTCTTTTTCTTTTTTGTCTTAGGAAGAAGTGCGCGTGCACGAGAGGCAGGAGATTTTTTCTTAAGCTTTTCTTTAGCTTCCATCTTTTCTTTAAGTACAGACTCTGTGGTCTTCTTCTTAATGTTTTCAATCTTTACAGAAGCTTTTTGCTCCCCCATTTTTTTGAAAAGTTCATCAGTAGGGTAACCTTTAGGCTTAGGTTTTTCTGTTCCTTTAGGGTTTTCTGGGTTTCTATTGTGATTTCTTTTCCCCTCCATAGAAGCATCATACTGCTCGTTATAGTTATTACGAGGTTTAGGATTAGGCGTGCCTTTATAAGGATGCTTTTTATCGTCCGGATTCATAGGATATTTCTTATCCCTAGCGGACTCATCTTTTTTCTTTTTCTTTGGGTCTTCCCACTCATGATTAAACTGTTCGCGTGCCATAGTAATCCTTCCTTAGATCCTTGTATTTTCCCTTAATTATGACAGATTGTCTGTGTAACTACCGCGGTTTTGCCATTGCGGCTTTAAGATTCTTTGCGTGCCCACGATTGCGACAGTCTGAGCACTTACCGGTAGACCCGGCAAAGGTTGCTGCTACTGGATCCATAGGTGCTCCGCACCCAGGGCATTCTTTTGACCCACCGTATGTAGTCTCTGTATAGATCTGCTCGCGTGCCATTACCAGAATCCCTGGCCTTGAGCGTTGCGAGCTGTTCCCTGAGCTCCTGCGGAACCGTAGGTATCCACACGAACTGGGTTTGGTGAAAAGTCTTCATTGACATTTATAACATCTCTGATGCCAAGAGCCCGCGTGCGATAACCCATTTGAGCTGGAAGAAACTGGATCTGCGGAAGATTTGGTCTAACAATTTCTTGAAGACGATCTCCCGGCATTGTTATAGCATTTAATGCTCTAGAAATTAAAGACTCTTGAACGCTAGCAAAAGGCCCTAAGTAGTCGTATCTAATCTCTTGTTCATTTGTATCTCCAACAATGGGGCGACCTTTAGAATGGTCATAAACGCCGTCAGCTGAGTTCACTTAATGTCCTCATCAAAGCTAGCTATACGAGAAGCATGGCCCTCGATATGTGCACGTGAAAAACGTGTGTGCCCACCAAAAGTCTGAACGCCTTGGATGTAGCCTTTTTTGTGCCAGTTACGAATAGTTTTTGGGTCAACCATAAGCCTAACAGCGGCTTCGTGAGAAGTCATGAATGGTTTTTGAGGTCTTTTGTTTTTTGCCATGTTAGTTCCAATGTGGTCGTAGATGAGTAAACTGACGAGAAACTGTTGGGTTAAACTCTGCAGGTACATTAGCGGAGATGTTTGCTTTACCGTCATTCACAAGGTGTGGGGCTGGAGCTAGCTTCATCTTAGGAGTATTGCGGTTTACTTTCATCGCAATGCCACCATCTATATACTCTACTGAGTAAAGGTTTTGCTTTAATCTGCGATCTGGTGCTAATCCTTCGGGCCAAAAATATTGAGCTTGATCAATTCTTTCACCTTTGTGAACACCGCGTTGATACCCACGTTGGTTCTGTCTATTCTTAAGTGAATCTAAAACTGTGTCTGATGTTGATGATGCGCGACCGCGATCGTCACGACGAGAACGAATAGTTCCTAGGTAACCATCTGGATACTCTGCCTCTGGGGTACGACCAATACCAAGACGTAGGAAGTCCATATCATTACGAGGAATGACTGGAGTACCGCCACCGCCTGTGGTCGTGTAAGCACCTACGTAGCCATTGGCTCCGAGGTACTGCCAGTTTTGATGTGCTGAGGGCATGCTGTAATTCTACGCCTAAAAGCAAAAAGCGGGAGGGTTTACCTCCCGCTATTTACTTTAATATGTTACTTGGATGCGCCAATTCCAAAAGCTGAGTCCTTTGGATTCAATGCACGAAGAAGCGGTCCAGCAATAGATGCAATAGCCGCACTTGCGAGCGCCTTACCATCGTGATTGCCTGCCATGTAAAGTGCTAGAACCGCTGAGACGGCAGTGCGAGCATATGAAGCTGCTACTGCTTGGATTGCCTTTGTATTCATTTTTCCTCTTTCGATAGGGTAGTTATATCTTACACCTAAACTACAGGATATTTTGGCCGGGCAATGCCCATTACCAAGGAGTAAGCGCGGTGACGAACAAATACACCGTCTCCATTGGCCTGGGAACCACCGGTATGAGATTCGCCTGAGGTGTTTCCTTCTACGGTGGTTAGGGTTCCCTTACCATCGTTTGATACGACGATACCAACATGTTCTGCTGTATGGACGTCAGCATCAAAATTAAAAAATACGATATCCCCGGCCTGCGCTTTACCTACTGGGACAATTTGATTATTCTTTTGAAACCATGCAAAGCCTGCATTGCAAGCTGCAAAACCTTTTTTTGTAGAAGCAGCTACTAGTGGCGCAAGCCCTGCTTCGTCAAAGCATTTAGATACAAACATTGCGCACCAAGGTTGGTGGTTCATTCCGTACCAAATACCAAATACTGTGTCGTTATTTGTTCCTTCTTTGTAAGCCTGATCAGCGTACTTCTTTGCTGTGGCTACAACCGTTGCTGCGTTGGCCATGAGTGCTCCTCAATATGTTGTTCAAATTTTCCTTCAAGCTTTGAAACAGTTTGACCAATTTCTACTTGGCCTGCTCTTAGCTCTTGGACTAGTGGTAATATCTGTAACTTTACCACATCTACTAGGGAGCTGCCACCATTGTGTCGAAGCTCTATAGAGGCTTCTGCCATAGCTTCTTTAGTTTTTAGCCTGTTTTCTTCTACTACGTGCTGGATTGCTTTCTTTAACACGAACCACAAACCTCCCCCGATACCGGCAGTTACAAAAAAATAAGAGTAAACAATTGTTGCCCAGTCAGAAGCGGTCATTAAGTTCTCCGGGGTTTGTAGGTACAGTGACACTAATATGCCCTTAATAATACACCTTGTAATGCTAAACTCATGTACTGACAGAAGGAGACTTAGATAAAAGCACTGCGCCTACTCGCAGCATTATCCGTCGCACTATTCGCAGCATTCTATCCAGTACTAATTGTATCAACAGCATTTGGTGATGAGCCAACACTTTCTGCACCCACAAATCTTCAAGCTGAAGTAAGTGATGGCGCAGTTAAACTTGAATGGGAACCGCCAAAAACGGGAGATGTAGGTAGATACGCTATCTTCTTTATGTGCCCAACCAGTACTGATGGGTGTGGAAATGGGTACGCAATTTCTACCGGAAATGGTGGAGATCAACAATCTTTAAAGACAAAGATGACAATACCTGTAGAGCTATTGAACTCTATAGTTCCAAATGCAACTACTTGGTCTTTTGAAATTCGTGCAGACAATGATGTAACACAGGTTTATTCTGCATTTTCAAATTTAGCTACGATTAGTCTTGGCCGTCCAGTTCTTCCCAAACCAACTCAAATCCCCACTCCCACGCCAAGTCCTCAGCCAACTCAATCACCAACTCTAACAAGTGATCCGAGTCCTTCTGCAAGCGCTTCACCCGAGGCATCGCCGACAAGTAGCCCAACACCAAGCCCGAGCCCAAGCCCAGAACCAACACAGCAACCAACACCATCTCCTAGTCCTTCCGCTTCAGTAGAACCCACACCGCAAACAACACCGTCCCCCACACCGGGGCCAGTACAACCACCGGTATTAGATACCACAACAGTGACCACTTCTCCATCAGATAATCCTACTCCTGCTCCTCAACCTACAACTCCACCAGTGGACCCTGCCCCAACAAGTCCTGCTCCTGAGCCTGCTCCACGGCCGGAGCCTGTAGTTCAGCCACCTGCTGTAGAACCTGCGCCGCAACCTGCGCCAGAGCCTGAGCCTGCCCCTGCGCTAGAACCTCAGCCCGAGCCCGCTCCCGCTCCCGATCCAGCCCCTGCACCAGACCCAGCTCCTGCACCTGCCCCAGACCCACAACCTGAGCCAGCTCCTGGGCCCGAGCCAGCGCCAGACCCAGCACCCGCATCTGATCCTCAGCCTGCTCCCGCACCAGATCCTGCGCCTGCGCCAGAGCCTGCACCAGAACCTGCACCTGCTCCCGAACCTTTACCTGCTCCTGATCCTGCACCTGAACCTCCTGTTGTAGATGGGCTAATACCTAATAGCCCTAACCAATTACCAGAGGATACACCTAAAGAAGCGCCAAACGAACTGCTGATACCGCACATACAGGAAGATAAACCCGGTGTAGAAAACGGTGGTATTGAATTCTTCGGTACTAAAAGTCAACCGCAGGTAATTCAAGAGGATGGAACTTTGACCCCACCACCGCCACCACCTGGTTCAGGCTTACCTATTCCACCGGATGCAATTACAATTACGGACACATTTATAGGACAACCAGGCGGAACAACATTTAACGCACCAGACGTTGCCGTACCAATCGTAGAAACACCTGTAGAACTACCAGCAGCGCTTGACGCTATCCCTGGTGCAGGTGCTGCGATTCAATCACTAAACCATGCGTATGTTGCTTTGGCAAACATAGGCAATGACATGTCCCCAGTTACACGTAAAAAAGCTAAAAAGATTCTAGTAGCCACAATTGTTGCCTCTGGAATTTCACAACTAAGAAGGAGATTCTAATGAAAGGCATCTTGCAAGATTTAGCTAACCAAATTTGGACCTTTGTAGGTTTATTTGCTGCATGGTTGGTATTAACTGGTAGCGCTAAAACTGTGGTTGGAGACGCAATCCTCATTTCTATCTTTTTATGGATAGCCACCTACCGTCTACGTAACCCTAAGGATAAAAAAGATGAATAGAGTAACTAATACAATTGCTCGCATATTTGCAGTATTTGCTGCTTCAGGATTATCAGTAATTGGTGCTGGAGCTTTAGCTGGTGTTTCAACTATGAAGGCTGTAACTATCGCTGGAATTACAGGGGTAGCTACTGTTGTAGAACGACTAGCCCGTTCATTCCTAGATGATGGCAAACTTGATAAGTTTGAAATTGATGCAGCTTTTTCTCAAATAGACAGTAAGTCTTTAACAGAAGAAGACATAATTCTAGAGAAGAAAAAGTATTCTAAAGCTTAACGATCGTTATGGCCACCAAGAACTACTAGTTCACGACGTGGGTCAAAGCCATCACCAAGAACCATAGATACAATGCCGGGAGCACTCTCAAGCCCAGACTTATCTCTAAACCAAGCTGAACCGTTGTCCATTGCAGGGTTTTGAATAAATAAACGTGGTCCTACGCTCTTGGCGTAGTAGTGGTGGTAATGACCAACGTTTAGTATGTCGGCATTTGCAACAGCGCAACGTCCCATGGATTGTCCTCCCCACCACTTGACCATGTCTCGTGATTGGTGGCCATGTGCCATACCAAATAACACACCGCTTAGATTTACTGCAATAGTGCTGTCATCTGAAGCTGGGTATCTAAACTCTACTCGTTCTTTTAAGAAATCATTTTCTTGACAGATATCTTCTACTTGAGACACGACCTCTATCTGCCATGAATCTTCGGGACGACCCACTAAGAATCTCTGAACTTCGTCGTGGTTTCCTGGAACTACAGGGACAATAATTTTATTAGCTAAAGGTGCCATGGCTTTAATTTGAGCAAGAAGCATTCTGCGCCCTACACGGACTTGCTCTGATACGCCAATATCATGGCGACCCATTACTTTACCTTTTTGACTTGTCATACCCTCAATACAGTCGCCAAGCTGAGGTAATGCTATCTGACCAATATCATACTTCTTTGAAAGATATTTATGATGCTCTACAGCCTCATCTAATGAACGAAGAACACGATCAATAATTAACGGAGTATCGTCTTTTCCATATTGAGTATCACCAATGCTGTATACGGCCGTAAGGTCGCCATTAAACTCTGAAACTTTTCCCGGTTTCCATTTAGAAACTGTATCTAGTAACTGCTCTAAATCATAATCTTTTTCAGTACTACCGTGTACTGGAACCACATTAACTCTAAAAGACTCTAACCAATCCCCATTAAATGTTTGCCAACGAGAACGGCGATGAGATACTACTGCCCACTCTGCCGGATTTAAATTTGCTTCACGAAGTATGTCTTCTGCACCGGGTGTATTGCCGTCTGGACGAGGCGTTGAAACTACAAAACCGCCATCTGTTCCAATCTCAGAACGCGGGCGCCAGGCATCCGGAATACTTTTATTTACTTTATCTGATCCTTGATTGCCAGATTGAATTATAGAATCATACTCATCTGCTAGGGACATCCGCATTCTCCGTTTCGGTGTGTAAGCAGAGATGTTAGGCCAAAGGTTGCCCCTGCTTTTTGATACAACTTAAATAAACTTCTAGTTGAAAAGTCTACATCATTAATTGATGTGGTAAACGCTGCCCTATCGTTGTCGGTCAAAGAAACAGACCACTGACCTACTACGCAATGATTATTAATTTTGCTTCTATCTTTAGCTTCTGCATAAAGATCGTCTAACATGTTGCCCCTCCTTGGACTTTATGTAGGGCCCCGTTAAGGGACCCTACATACAAGCCTACACTACTTTAGTAAGAAGTGCTCATTCCTTCGCCGAAGCTATCAACACTTCGTTTAATTGCTGGGTTCATTACACGACCATTTGCCTGTGTTGAACCGGCAGCTGGATCGGTTTGCTTCATGTATGTAGCTTTAATTGTATGGGCAGCGCCGTCTTTATCGGGAGCTGACATACCCTTTTTACCCATTGGTTGAGCATATGGGTCTACTGACTTTGAACTTTTCTTAGGAACAAGTGTTCCCGCCTTGGGTGAGGCTGAAGGTGAAGAGAACTTCGCTCCTTCTTTACCCATTGTTTGACGTGCCATAGTTTTTACTTCCTTAAGGTTGAGTTGAGATCTCGGTGTAAGGATACGTTAGATACCGAAGATTGTAAAGACAATCGCCGAGATTTGGCCGTCTCTTGAGTCAACTGTGGTAAATCCAGGAATGCAGGCCAACCTCATTCCTCGAGGGGCAACGTAGCCGCTAGCAATAGCAATAGCTTTAACAGCTTGGTTTACAGCAGAGGCGCCTACAGCGCGTACTTTAACTTGTGGGGATTCATAGAGGGCATGAGCAATGGCTGAGCCTACTGATTGGGCATTTGATCCAGCGCCAACGCGCAGGAATTTTTCTTCTTCTGTCAATTTGTAGTCCTTTGGGTTCGATTTATAGTGATGCCCTCGGAACTAAGTATTACTGGTTTTCCCCGTATTTAGGGTCTAAAGGTGTATCTACTTGCCAGTATAAGTTCCTTCTCGAAACTTTGGATCGTTTAATTTAGTTACTATCTCTTTTTCGTATGCGGTATCTGCCCTACCTGAGGCTATTCTAGCTAAACCATAAGAGTCTGCGGCATTGTCATCCGTGAATTCTATTCCCCATTTTTTAAACACATTTAAAAGTATTTGATTCTTGTTAATTCCCGTACCTTTGCCGGTTATATACTTCTTTACCATTGAGGGGGAAACGATTAAGGGGTACTTTGCTTTACCATAATAACAAAAACAAGCAATCTCCATTTTAGTCATAGCCCCAACTTCTCCGGCCATATGAGCCATCGTAGAAGAGTAGGCGTAGCCTTCCATAGCTGAATCAAGGATTACATATACCTCAAGAACGTGCTCTCCAAAAAATAAAGCAATATCTCGTAACCGATCAACTCCGCGTAGGGGTGATGAATAAACCCAAGTTTTATATCGCAAACCATCTTCACTAATAACGGTTACGCCAAAATGAGTTAAGGACTGGTCGACACCTAAGTAAACCTTTTCGTTATCTTCTATTCCACCATCAAATACTAAAGTTTTTGATTTCATGTTGTAAATTTACGTTGACGAGAGCGCATTCCCCCATCAGAAGTGCGACGAGTAAGTTCACGAGATACAAGCGCGGCATCTCGCTCTACATTCTCCATACGTGCCTCTATAAGCTTACGAAAAGCATACTTAGTATCTAACTCTTTTGAAAGCTTTTGTATTTCGGGAGAGGCTGCAATAGTGGCTTTAACTAGGGTGACGGTTGTTCCTTTTGCTCCGGTCCAGTTACTAAGGATTGCGGTAGCCTCTGCATTATCTAATGCGCGTTGCGCTTCTCTCTCATCTATGACAGAAACAGCAAATAATCCTGATGCGTGGTCATTCCACTGAGTAAGCTGAACAAATAGATCCATAAGTGCCGGGTCGTCTAGCTCAGTTATATCTCTTGGTAAACTTGGAATCTCATAGTTAGGTTTTTTAGGTAAACTAAATCCGCCTTCTGAAAGCGTTGCGATTGCTTCTTGGCTTAACCCAACCTTACTTGATGTCATTAGCATCTTCCCCCCTAAATGGTTTGCAACGAGCACATCCTAGCACAGCATCAATGGTGCAAACTGGTGGGCGCTCGTTCTCTACGGCCCACACTACATCTAAGGCCGCTTCAAAGTAAGGCTTTGAGAACTCTGGATCATACGTTACAGAAAACTCTTTATAGTCCTGATTAGATTTAAGTTCGTACATGAAGACTATCTCATTAGGTGCTGAGGGTAAAGTACCTTCTTCAGCCATGATGTGGCACAAATGCAGGTAAACCTGTCCTTGAAGTTGATGAGTTCTAAAAGGCTGGCGTATATTTCTCCAAGCTGTATCTAGATCATTACTCCCACCAAATAATCCTGGAGCCTCTATGCGTATAGTTCCGGCACCAATTGTTTTAATTTCAATTAAAAAATCTTCCCCTAAACCTTTAACCCAACCATCAGAGTGCCCTGACATGCGGTGTTTAGCGCTGTACAAGGGCACTTCTTCATACTCAAGATCGCGTAAAGCTATGCCACGGACATCTTTAGAAGTAGCCCAGGTGTAGTCCCCCGTGCGATGGTTGTGCCACTTACCAAATAAAACACCCATCTCACGGAGATAGCCCTGCCACTTTGCATGAGCCCCGTGCCCTGTGTCAAAAATAGACTGAAGGCGAAGGGTGGGCCGCTCTCGAGTCTCTATGTAATTACCATTAAGAGCATGATAGGCTGCGAGAGCGCACCACTCGGGTTTAATAATATCAGAAGGATGTAGAACAGTCTGACTGCGCTCTTCAAAAGGTTTTGATAGAATGTGGCGCTCAATTTCGCCCATCAAGCGAGTATCTCTCTTTTTAGTTTCTAAGTAATTCTTTAACTTGATACTAGATACTGCTTTTTCTCTCAATTTAAAACTCCTTGTTTTTGGCCAGCCATTGGTCTAGTGTTAATCCTTGTTTAGTATACTTCCTTTTAAGCGCATTGCGCTCTCTGTGACTCATACCGCCAAAGATTCCGTGAAGCTCATCGTTTTTTATTGCTTCTTTTAAACATTTATCTTTTACTGGGCATGCGGGTCTTCCATCCCGCCCATAGCAAATAGCCTTTGCAGCATCTGCTATAGGCTTGTATAAAGCTTTGTCTCGGGGAGGAAAGAACATTTCTGTGTCTTCACCTTTGCACTTAGCCTCATATCGCCAAGACCAAGATACTGTGTCTTTTTCGTACAACTATTCACCTCGAATTGAATTACGTAGTTCAAGAAAGTCCTCCTCTCCCAAAATAACATAGTTCTCACCGTCGAGATGAATCCCTAATACTGGCGTACGGCTATCTAAAATAGCTTCTTTTGTAATCTTCTTTAAAACATCTGACTTGATTGTTACAGTTTTCTTTCCAGTCCACTTGTGTTCAATCAATAAATCGTCAGTTCTAACATCACCTTTGCGTGACCAAAAAGCTCCGGATGCGGCGCTTCTCTGCCCACCAAGTGCTTTTTCTAAACGCTTCTCGTGCTTAAGAGACTGCTTCTGTCCCTCACTCTTCATCGACAACCTCAATACGAGTTGCTGAACCATGCTTGAGTGAATCCATCACCGCATCGGTCAGTGCCTCTTTAAGGTCAACTTCTTCACGAATTGAGTTGAGAAGGTTGATAGAACCTTGCCATTTACGCTCATTATAATACAGCCATCCGCCCCTACGTTCAACCACCCCGTTGAGAAGAGACATGGCAATGATCTCCTTACCACTGTCATATGCTCCGGCATCTATTTCCCCGCCCTCAGAGAAGTAGAAATCCATATAAGCCGTCTGCTGGGGTGGAAAAGTCTTGTTCTTAATGGTTCGAACACGAATAGTTTGCCCTACACGTCGCTTATTTTCCCCTGTCCCCACGTCAATCCACTCATCACGCTTGACCTCACAACGAATAGAGTAGGCATAGTCCTTGCCGAGTCCGCCTGGGGTTGTTCGAGGATCCCCATGCATAACGCCAATCTTCATGCGGTACTGGTTAATCATGATTCCAAGGATAGGACGCTCTGACCCATCCATCAATCGCTTTGTAACTCCCGATACTTTTCTAAAGAACTTATTGGTAATAAGTGCGCCACGACCCACAGTGAATTCATCCATAGCCTTCTCATCCTCAGCATTAGGAACCAAGGCAGGAAGGGAATCAACCACAACCATGTCAACAGCTTTACTTTCCATAAATTGAATGACCGCTTCAAAAGCATCCTCCATACTATTAGTCTCTACAATAATAACGCGTGTAGTATCTACACCACACATCTCTGCGTAGCCGGAATCAAACTGCTCTGCAGCAATCCATACAGCTGTGAAGTCGTCATCACGAGATTGATTTGCTGCAATGGTTTTAAGGGCTAGCGCTGTCTTGCCATGCGAAGCTTCGCCTACTAGCTCTACCCAATGATTCATTGGCCAACCGCCACCTAAAACTGTATCTAAAGTTAATGACCCCGTAGTAATTCTCGCAGGAATATTTACTGCATCAGCAAACACAACTGTACCTGCGCCAAGTTTTTTATTGATAACTGCCATAACTTTGAGAGCATCTGAATTAATCTTTGACATTAGCCGATCCGATCTACGATTGTTGTTGGGTTAAATCCGCCTTCTTGGCCTACTTGTCTTGCAGCTTTTACAGTTCCATTTCCAGTACCTGAACTAGATAGTCCGGAACCTTGTTGAATTATTGGATAGCCACAATCATAGCAACGTTTGCGCTGCGTACCTAATGGAGCAAAATAGTTTCCAGACATACACCCAGGACACATCTCAGACTCTCTTGCGCTTTGCGCACGAGTAACAAGTTGATCTTCAGAAGGATCGTAGGTTACTGGAACATTTGGAGATTGACGTTGTTGCGGCGCATACTGAATACGTGCCGGTGGGGATGATGGGGGCGCTGAAGGCTGTGGTTTTGGTGACCCCATCTTTCTTGCATACCAATCTGCATTACTCATCAACCCGTACCTCCGTATCTAGTAGTCCTAAATCCATAAGAGTTGAAATAGCTGAAACTGATGAAGAAAGAGAAACAAGTCTAAACAAAGCTGTTATTGTTTCTAAGTGCTCTTCTTCGACTACTCCGTCTAACAAACCATCATCAACAGACTCCAGGTTATAAGCAGTAGCAGCAATTCTTGCAGCGATATCTGCATGTGACTCTAAAAAAGGAACTAAAGCGGCAAAGGCGCGTAAGCGCTCAACACTAGCTTGGTCTTCCATATCAGAAACTTCTTTAGAGATAGGTGGCAATCCCATATGGTCTGCTATGTGCTCTGGGTCATCAAAGATAGAGTCATAGATCATCTGTCGAATTAAGATCGGCATACGAAGCTCTATAATCTTCGTAATCTTTCTCTTTTTCTTTCTACTAAACAAACCCATTATTTTGCCTCTCCCCAACGGGACACTAGTTTAACATCTGCAATCAAAGGTATTGACAGCACATTAATGCCTTCCATAGCCGATCTAATTGCTTCCATAGTTTCCTCAGCAAGATGGTCTGGGGTAATGGTTACAAGTTCATCATGTACGGTAAGAATAAGGCTTGACTCTACAGGAATCATTGCCTGTGCCCTTACCATAGCAACCTTAATCAGATCTGCTGCGGATCCCTGAATCATAGTATTAAAAGCTTGACGTTCTGCCTTAGCACGAGTCCACTGGTCTTTTGCACGAAGATCGGGAAGATAACGGCGACGCTTTAGTAGAGTAGTTACATAAGGTATTGGTGTTTGACGCCTACAATCGCTAATAACTTGACGCTTATAACGAGCAATAGCGGGAAACTTCTTACCGAAGTTATCTAATAAGTCCCTAGCCTCTGTAAGAGAACAGCCAATCTCACGCGCAATTTTGTCTGGACCCACCCCATAAGCAAGGGCGAGTACCAGGACTTTGCCTGCCTTTCGGTCTACACCCATCGTATTACCGATAGTTGTGTAAATGTCCTCGCCATTCTTATAGGCATCAACCATAACCCGGTCATTGCTAAAAGATGCAATAACTCTAGGTTCGATCTGTGAGTAGTCCGCTACTACTAGTTTATGTCCTTCGGGAGCTACGAAAAGGTTTCTAATAGCTTTACCGTTTGCAGTATGAGGGGCAGGTACATTCTGCAAATTTGGGTTCCGGCTAGAAAATCTACCGGTATCTGCGCCATACTGTACAAAGTCTGTGTGAATCCGTCCTTTGTACATAAGGCTCTCTTTTGTTGTAATCTTTGTTTTACCAGCAAGAGTACGCGTGATATCTCCACCAAGATAAGGTATTACATAGGTAGTCATAAGCTTATTTAAATCCGAATAAGTGAGAAGCTGATCTACCAAGGAATCTTTACCTCTAAACACAGAAAGAGCAGGCTCTGATACAGAGTAGTCTCTGTAGGTAGATTTGTAATTTGAATCAGTGTCCATACGCTTTTGACCTGCGGGAGTCATTGTTTTTGGCTTAAGACCTCGTCCACCATCTTTACGAGGAGTAAACAGGATTTCTTGTTTCTCCGGAACTGAATTCATATTAAAAGCCCTCTTTGCTAATGCAAAGATCTTTCCTTTTGTGTCCTCAATCTGTTTTTCTAAATCAATCTTTAACTGTGATAGTTGATCCACATCTATATCGGCTCCACGCAACTCCATGTGGCAGATTACATTAAGTACATCCATCTCTAAATTAAAGATGGGGCTTAGTCCCTGCTCAACAATCATATCTTTATATTTTAAGTATAAGTTCCAAGTCCATTCAGCATCAAGCGCGGCATATGTACCGACATCTTGATATGAGTATGCCTCAATCTCTTTACCGACACCTTTAACCATCTCATACCCAAACTCACGCTTTAAACAGTCATCTAGACCTAAAGAGATGCGATTACGGTTATCAAGAATAAATGCCGCATTTAAGGTACAAAAGTATGGTGCGGCAGGTAATCCTTTGTTGTATTTAGTTACACTCTGTAAATCAAATTTAAGATTATGTCCAACCTTTACCTTAGAACTGTTAAGTAAAGGCTTGAGGGCAGAAAACACTTCAGCGGGAGTTAGCTGAGCGGGAGGCTTGTCAAAGATCTTAGTAGCCTTCTTTTCGTCTTTGCTGTAATCCTGTGGGCGTAACTCTTGTCCACGCTCAGCCTTTGCAACTGCTGAAGGAAGTAGAGGAAACTCTGTTCTTAGATACTCACCATTTGGGTGGCCCATAGGAATCACATCGACTCGACCATGGGTTGCCATAGCAATCCACACAACCATATTTCTACGGGGGTCACCTCGGTGGTCGCCCATAGTTTCTACGTCATAGCAAAACGCGTCTTGTCCAGAGTAATACTCGACAAGATCATTTAAATCTTCAATGCTAGTTATAAACTTCATGTTTCCCTCACTTGTTAAGTTAGGGGACTCTGGAACAAAGGAGGTAAGAACAGAGTCCCCCAACGCCCCGATTACTGGCCAGCCAGAATTTCTCGTGCGATTTCTTCAAGTTCAGCGGTAGTAGACATGCGCAATGCGTCTGCTCCTAGCGGCTTCATTTGAGAAATAACGCCTGACATTTGAACTGGGTCAATTTCCCAGTCCTCTGAGAGATCTCGCTCTTTAACAGGAAGGATTGAATATGAAGTTTTTGTGCCGGTGCCTGAACGGCTTACGGCCCAGTAAAGATCTGGACGATCTAATGGTCCAGTCTTCTTGTCTGAGTTTAGCTTCTCTAGTTGACCACAAAAACGAATGCCAACAGTCATTAACTGAATTGTTGGTGTTTCATCTGAAAGGTTTACAACGCTAAAAGCAAACTTGCGCTCTGGCTTATTGCCAACGCGTGCTAGTGGGTCTCCTTCCCAACCAATAAAGGATTTCTTACCCTTGCGGTCTACCCAGTGCTGGAAGAAGACCATTGGTTCGGATGATAGGAACTTAATAAGTTGCACGTCTTCTTCGAACTTAAAATCATTCGTATAAGAACGGCTTGATTCAGCCACAGCTTTCTTTGCTGCTGCCCAACCAGTTTGAATTACAGAAGAGCGCTCAGGAAATTCTTCTTCGCTATCTTCTACGTATAGATCTTCTTCAACATCAAGTGTTGGATCTACTGGTGAATTTCCAATGTAGCTATCTACATTTGGAACTTGACGAACTGTTGTATCTGGAGTCATTTAAGACGCCTTTCTTAGCCATTAGCCATAGGTATTAGTTAGTTTCTTGAGTATGAATCTTAGTCCAGTTCTCCAGTATTTCTACCGATAGATCAGGGTGTCGATTCCAGTCAATCCGGGGGGCTTCAAGAAGTCCTCGAGATTGAAAACTGTTTATTACTGAGAGAATCATATCACGGCTGTACATACGCCACCCGGGTTTCTTCTTCCCATCAACAATAATTGACTTTAGGCGATAAGGTGCACGTGGTATATAACCCTTTCGTTCCCAAAGACGTACAGTTACGAGAGGTCGCCCGAGGGCAAGAGCTAATGCTCCGGCACTGAATAACTCCACCTCTTTGCCGCTAGGCAGTTTTTTAACCTGAGGATTTTCTTCCCAGGAATCTATGTCTTCCTTTTTCTTCTTTATGGGATGTGCTAAAGACTTTCGCACTTGCTTAGACCCGGGATATGTTTTACCTAAGTTTCCAAACATAGCGTCTATAACATCATCAGACATCTTTTTGCGCTCGCTTTCTTAGCCATCGCTTTGATGCAGGAAATTCTACCTGTATCCAGAAAAAAATCAAATCCAGAGAGCACTGTATGGTAGAAAGATGAATGCCTAAAGAAAATGCTTTAGTAAAAAACCCCCACTGAACCCAGACTCGCCCCACCTTGCGTTCGTACATTGTTACTTCTTGCTTGGGACAAATGCCCAGGTAACTGTTTTAGGAAACATAGTGTCAATGTCTTTTTCAGAAAGCTTTCCTTCATAAAGACAGGCCATAACTTCATCTTCATCTACTGTGGGGATTGTCTTAATGCAACGATCTGCCAGCCCTTTTGTTGCTAATAAAGCAACCGCTGAATCCATATCAAGCTTTTGTGATACACGGCGTTGACGTTGTAAAGACACATATCCATCTACTTCTTCAGGAAGTTCTAGCCATAGATGACCTTTATCATCCTCTACGCCATTGTTTTCTACTTCTTCCATTAATTCGTTTTTAACTTCAGATTGTGCTTTAGAAAGCTCATCAATCTTTTTCTTATAAGTAATGTACTCACGGACTTTTACAAGAAGAGGATTACTTGAAATCTTTCGTGGTGATGACTCAATATTTGGCATTTTATGCTCCTTTAGTTCTAGTGCCGATTGGTATGCCATACACTAACAGAAAACCCCCCGGTGTCAAATCCGGGGGGCTGTCTGGCAGGTGACTCTTAGGGCTAGTCTACTGCTCCAAATATTGTTTTAGAGCCTGGATAATCACGTCTGTAACTGTGCGCTTATCAGCGGCAGCCTTCTCTTTTACAGCGTTCCAGAGCTCATTTGAGACACGAATAGTGCGCGTGGGTGTCTTCGGTGAATTTGGCATTACTCTCCTATGCGTTTAGTAGAAACGCCCTCAATGTTCCCACGGTAAGGTTTACCCCACCCTGGTCGTTAATGCCCTCGCCGTCTATTACAGCATTTGCTATGGCAGACTTTTGCAACAACATCTCTCGTTGACGTTGCTCGAGTGAGTTCTCCATTAGTATATCTTGTACAACAATTCGCTCCCAAGTGCTGGAAGCACGTTTAATTCTTCCATTACGTTGAACCGCTAACCCGGCATTCCACGGTAGATCATAGTTCACTAGTAAGTTTGCCTGTGGTAAGTCTACACCATACCCCCCGGCATCGGAAGATATAAAGAGCCTACATTCAGGGTCTGTTTGAAACTTTATCTTTGCTTCTTCTTTTTGTTTTGCATTTAGCTGACCCGTGTACACAACAGATCCATATGGAAGAGATTGTTGTAACAGCATAGTCATGCCAACAAAACTGGAAAATATAACGGCTTTGTTTCCGTCATATTGAGATAAGAAATCATTTATGTATTGCTTTAATACTTCTAATTTAGGTCCAGAGTTCATTCCATCTAATAAACCCAGAGCTTTAAGCTCAGATGCATACCCAGATCCTCCGTAAAAACCCGGAATGTTCAAGGTATTACCGTCAACAATTACTGTTCCATTATCAAACTTATCAGCACTTTTTAGTAAAAGCTGGGGATCATCGCAAAGTAGGCGTAAACAAGTCATCTTAGACATAATCAAGCCTCGAAGCTCATCCATCATTCCGCCTTGATCGCTTTGTCCATAATGTGAAAAAATATCAAATCCAGAACCAAATGACTCTAATGCATCATCAAGATTTATAACAAGATCTCTAACAATGTGTGTGTACAATTTTTTACCTGCACGATCAAATGGGACAAAGATTGGTTCTGCGTGAATAGACTCTGGTAAGTACGGTGCTACATCGGGATCTGATTGTCTCTTACGTACTGATGCACTTCCTAAAGTTTTAGTAAGGAGGGGTAAGTTTCTGTATCTCTCTACGCCACCAAAACGATTACGCACAATAAACGTATTATCAAAAAGATCAAATCGTCCTAATACCTTTTGATCTACAAACTGCATAATACTGTAGAGCTCTTCTGGCTTACCATTTTCTACGGGGGTGCCAGTTAAAGCATACTTAACCGGACTATTAAGTTTCTTTACGTATTTAGCTCGTTTTGATCTAAAGGATTTGATGGCGGTTGCTTCGTCGCAAACAACAAAGGATCTGTTGAGCTGCTCAACGAGCTCCCAGTCGTTAACAACTTGCTCGTAGTTAATAATGACGTAATCAACGAGTGTATGCCCCCAGTCGAGAGCCTCTGTGTATTGTTGTGCTCGTTTTGACGGCGTTCCGTCAATGACCACAACGTTTGCAGATCCATCTGTAAATTTCTCAATCTGTTGTTTCCACTGATATTTCAGGGAAGATAGGCAGATTATTATACCTGGCCCCACTATCTCTCCGGAGTCCTTAAGTTCTTCCAAGGCAGCAATCGTAAGGACGGTTTTACCTAACCCAAGGTCATAGGCAACAAGCATACGCTTGCGAGAAACCATAGCCTCTACTGCCTCTACCTGATAAGGCAATAAGGTGCCTGTAAAGCTCATACCAAAAGGTTTTGCATTCTAGAGTTTACAAGTCCCTCTAAATCGGAAATAGTCCCATTATTAGTAAAGATTTGATCTACTGGGTAGCCATCCATTTGAGACTCTGATACGTGCGCATTTACGGCCGATACTCCATTACGTTTGATTCTCCACAATTGAGAGTTGTCATACTTTTTAATGGCTTCAGCTTCGTTTTCAAAACGAACGTCAGTAATAACATAATTAGATGCTCCAAATAAACCAAGCCCATCTAAAGACTGCTTTACCCAAAAGTCATCCCCAAATAGTTTACGAGCCGCAACTCCAGAGTTTTGTAATAAACGACGAATATGGGGAGATTTTTTAGCCTCTTCCCACCCATCACGATCTACGCGTGCCTTAACAAACATAGGTTCTCCGGCAATAGAATCAAACATAGGATTAGTTTCATAAAGAAATTCACGAATTTTATCTGCAAAGGCTACGCGAGTAAAACCATGTTGTTCTACTAAAATTTTAGCTACGGTATCTTTTCCAGATTGTGCATATCCTGTAAGTCCAATAATCATTTTAAGATACCCCCTAGTTTTACACAGTGAACGGCGTGGTCAAGGCCCCATCTTATCGCATTTGTGCTCATATCTCCAATGTCTTTGGCCCCACTATCTGCGTAATTAAATGCCCAAAATTCTATTCCACGTTTTTTAGCCTCTACTTTAAAATCTTCTAACGCTTTATAGCCGGCGGGATCTATATTGGGGTTATCGAAAGCAATAATTAACTTATCTGCTTTACGCATAAGGTCAAACTGAGCATCGCTGACGGTAGCTCCACAAAGAGCTACTCCTCCGCACTTAACTGCATCAAGTGGGGACTCTACAACAATCATAGTTCCACCCTCCCAAGCGTCTATACCAAACAAAGACTTGGATTTTTTTAATCCTGTAGGTCGGTTCATAAAATGACGCTCTAATTGTCCTTTTTCTTGCCACCCCATTAAGTTTCCTGTTTCAGGCTCTCTTATTGGAAGAATCCAAGAATTTAAAGAAGTGGACCATTTTACCGAATATTTTTTACAAGCCTCAACACTAACTTGACGTGCTTCTAAAGCCCACTCGGGAGGTTCTGTGAATACAGCTAAACGGGCTTCGCTCATTGGCACAACCGTAGGCAGTCTTATATATGAAGACCTAGATTCTTCCATTTGTTTAATAAGGTTTGGAAGATCTACATTTATACTGGAAGATAGCCACTCTTTTGCTGCGTCGTAATCAGACAGCCCGTAGTCTGTTTTAAAATCACGAAGATCACATATAAGACTAAGTAATGAGCCCTTATACCCACAAGAAAAACAGTTATGAACACCGGTATCCGCGTTTACCGACCAAGAAGGATTTATATCCTCTCTTCCGGTCCTCTCAACATGCATAGGACAATGTCCAGAGATTTCATGCCCATGTTCATAGGCATCAATACCAAGCTTTACAAGTACTGTGTAAACCTCGTTATCCCTGAATGCAGCAGCCATCACACTTTCCTTCATGCTCAAATTTAACTACGATATCTTTATTAGTTTCATCTGGATCTACGTGCCCAATACCATGAGAACATAAACGCTCCATCGCATATACAGTTGAGTTCCAAATCTGCGGCCAAGATCGCAAAGGATGATCACTACGATTGTGTAGAGTACAGGTAGTTCCTTTACATTTTCCAGGAACATGTGCGCGTGTAAAAACAACTTCTGAATGTTCTAACTGAGCTTTACCAATCATAATCGTCTTCTTCCTCTAAGGGTTCTAATGGTACATATCCTTCCGGCATATCTGCAAGTGTAGGGGCAGTTGCTATAGTTCCGCAAAGTGCGCACTCCATATCAAGAAAATACATAGCAACTTGATAGTCTTTAAAGATTGTTTGAACTCTCCACAACTCTGATCCACAAGGACAAACGTGAGTAGGTACTCCTCTAATGTCCACTTTTTACCTTTTTATTTCTTTGACTTCTGATACGACTGCGTTGACGTGGTGTTGTTCCCGCCCAAATACCGTCAAGCCAAGGTGTAGACACTGCATACTCAAGACAACTCATAACTAGGGGACAGGCGTTACACATGTCTCTTGCGGCAATAAGCTTATTTTGATCCATGTATTCTTCTGGAAAAAAAAGATCTGAATTAGACTCGTTACAAAGCTGTGTGCCATTAAAAGGATAATCCTCGTACTCAAAATTAAGCTCCATATTCTTGGAATTTCCCCTCTTCCCAGTCCCAAAGAAGCTCAACTTCTGCTGGCCCCGTATTACGGCTTGCTACAATCTTTAATAATCTAGAACTATCGTCTTCTTCATCTTGACGTTGAAGAGCAAATATGACATCTGAATCCTGATGAAATGATGATGAAAACGCAATAGAGTCCGCAGTTATCTGTCCCCCACGTACCTTGCTGTTCAATACTTGTGTTGTCTGTACAACTGGAATATCAAACTTTTGCGCTACACGCTTTAAAGATTGCGTAATGTTTCTTAAAGCAATAGGTGTTCCACGTTCTCCGGAGATCTCATCTGTCATCAGATAGACGCCATCTACAAAAAGGATATTAGGACGAAGTTTCTCCATCTTAAGGGAAAGCTGTGAAACGCTGTATGCTGAAATAGACTCAGTCAAATAAAAGTGATGCATAGTCTCCATGTCAGTAAGCATCTTTTGATAGCGTGTTTCTTCAGCAGGTTTTAAACAACCTCGAACTAAACGATTATTTGAGATATGTGCTCGCATTGCGTCGTGTCGATGCTCTTGTTCTGTATTACTCATTTCAAAAGATTGAAAGGCTGGTACCCAGCCATCATTATGTACGTTAACAGCCATCTGCATAGCGAGAACTGATTTACCGGTTTTAGGTGGAGCAATAATGGTAATCAATTGTCCCCCTTGTAACCCTGCGGTAGCTAGGTCCATAACTTGAAACCCTGTAGCCATACCTAATAAACCATTTGGTCGGGTTTTAACATTTAGGTAGGAGTTGTATCGCCCCATTGGTTGGTCTGTAAGGTCAATGTCTTCACTGAGAACAGCGCCTTCATCTATAAGGGCCGCGTAACCTTTGCCCATAATAGAAATGGCAGAGTTATGATCACCAGACTCAATTGCAGAAGCGGCTTGCTGAATAACGTCAATTGATTTATTGCGTCGTCTAAATTCTACTAATTGATCTAAAAGGTAATCTATTGCATCTTCTACCGCAAGAAGTCGGTAGGTTGGGAAGTTATCCATAACAGTTGTTGCTGTAGGAACTTCTTGATATTTAGTCCAATGATCTTTTAGGAAACGCCAAACAGCTTGATTTGAATCATTTAAGAACCAGCTGTCTTCAACACCACGAGCTAAAAGGGGGGCAATATCTCGTGACCTAATAGCTCGGGAAAGTAGTCTTAGCTCATTGTCTGCCGCCACTGTATCCCCCAATATCTATATACTTAGAGCCCCATCGAAGCGATCTACTTGGAATGTCTATAACATACACCACATCTGGTCTGTATGGCAATTCGCCAACAAGATCCGCAACTGTTGCATATCCGGTGTAATAGTTAAATGGATTTGTGCCCATATTATCTAAGTCCTCTTGTACTTCACGCATTTCTTTTCGCGTGTATCCAAAACCAGTTAGCTCCATTGAAAAAGGATTGTTATTAGACCAGCGCCAAAAAGATGCAAGAGATTGCCGGTTATAAGTAACTTCTTCTGTAGGAAGTTTTATTAGCCCGCCAAAAGAAGTTTTAATAATAGGTTTGCGATCAAGAATACAGTCCAAGGTAACAATAACTCTACTTGGAACTTCGTTTGAAATATCGCCCCCGCGCATTTTCTAAAGCGCTAACGGTTTTCCATATTTTAGGACTAGTTTCCTAAAAGCAGCATTTGACTTTTTTGCTTCGTCAAGTTCTGTCTCAGAGATATCTCCTGAAATAGGTATTGGGTATTCACCATTCTTAATTTTAGAACGACACAAGTTTATGTGCCTACAGTTTTTTCGGCCAACGTAACCTTTACAAGTGCACATAAGCTCCGAGGCATGCGAGATCTGAACCTCGCATACTTCATCCAGCGTTATAAAAAACTGGATTGTTTTCCAACCTAACATTTTTGTATCACTTGACTTTCTTGCCACGACGACGATCCCCCTTGTCAGATTCTATAACCAATGGTAGGAAAGCTTCATGGGCAAAGCTACCCATTGATTCTCCATACACGCTTCCCCAATCTTTTAACGGCACGTTTGTCGTTACAATTGTTGGAAGACCTGAATTAAAACGTGAACGCAACAGCGCGTCAAATTGGTTTTCTGCCCAGTGATTTGCTGTGCGATATTCTTTACCTAAGTCGTCCAACACAAACACCTGAACATTATCGACCTGCTTCTGTGAATCTCCAAAGAGAGCCTTCATATCGTCCGCTAATTCCTCGTTTGCCCAGGAATCCTTCTGTGTCCTAAGAAGCTTGGGGTAGTCCATAAAACGCCCTAAACGGACTGGGAGTGAAACGGCAGGGGTAAAGATCTCTACTGGAATAGTCCTAATTAGCTCCTGAAGGGCTACAGAGGCCAGAGTAGTCTTTCCGTGACCTGGTTCTCCTGCCAGCAGTACACCCCACCCGCTACGGGGCTCTCCAGGCCGATTTATGACCATCCCTTTTTTGACAAGTTCACACCAGTCCATGAGGGCTTCTTTTTCAGCTGAATCGTCGAGATCAGAGAACTCCATTCCAAGGGACTTGGACGGGACTCCGGATCGAAGTAATTGATTACGTACACTTGGTCGCTCCCCCTCTAATCCGAACACTTATCGCACCGCTTTCTTGTGTCAACCTTATCAATGTCTACTTTAAACGTTGCGCCGCAAAAAAAACAAAGTACTTGAACTTTTTCAATTACTGTCTGTTCTTTATCATCATCCATTGCTCCGCAAATAGAACAAGTGACTTGACCATCCAAATCTTTTAGGAAATCGTGTTCGTGGGTCATCTTAATCCCTTTTCCCATTCCACCACATAAAATGCAAATAAACCAATATCTATTGTCCCACCTAAGTAACTTGTCTCATCCTCAAGATAATCAAAGAAGTCATCGTCCATAACTACAATTGGCAAGTCAAAACCTTTAAGCAATACTCCTTTAAGCATTACGTCCATTTTAAATTCAACCACGTTTTTCCCTACACTCTCTACAAACTTTTTCAGGAATACTGTATACAATTAAGGTCTTGCAATCGGTTGCCCAATTGCCGCAATCACTGCAATAGCCTTTTACATCTTTTACTTTTGTTGTGCTCACTTCTTTCCTTTCAACATCTCAAGCATTGCTGCTTGGTGCTCATCAAACTCATCATTACGATACTCGACCGGTACAGATACCGCAAGTCCGTGAACTGTTGGGTAGTAGGCAATAAAACGTTGCCATAAAGGTGTTCCAATTCCAACGTCGTGGAAGTTACGGGGATCTGCAAAAAACATCCGCATACCTTTTAGAACTGAAATTCTAGGAACACCCTGTCCATAAAGCTTATTGATCCATTTAATAAGACTAGTTCCGTTAACTTGACCTGGAGCAGTTATCTTCTTCTCATCAATGAGAGCATAGAACTCTGCCACGATATCTCCGGACTTCCACTCTTCTTCTGGCTTCTCGCCTCGTGAACGATTATCAGACTCAACCTTAGAAGCTTTGCGCTTGTACTTAACATTTAGCACAGCCTGTTTATCCACAACCTTACCGATACCGCCGACTACGTCGTCGTTAATCTGACCGCGCTTGGCTTTCTTCTTTGGCTGTGGTTTATCATCCAGCATTGACCAGGACATATCCAGCTCCTTCTTAGTTACGACGCCTTGCGCGTCGTAAAGACTTAAAGTACGTAGTACTTTAAGGCTTCCTTTACTATTATCTATAGTATTAGTATTGACCGAAACACCGACGTCGGAATTTCGGTCTTCGGTCCTAGGCAAGTATCCCCAGTTAAAGAGATCTACAAATTTCTTAGCCGGCTCAGTAAACTCCCAGTAAGGATTCCAGGTACCGTTGTCTAAGCGTTCGCGTTTGAAGGCTAGATATCCTGCTTCTTGCAGTTCATTCATGCCTTTACGAATTGCCCCACGACCTTCGGTGAGAAAGTTGCTCTCGTAGATTTCTTTGGCAGATAGGGGCCTACCAACAGTTGCTAGAACACCCCATACAGCTTTTGCTACAGCAGATAAAGAGGGGTTGGTTGTTGGAATTGGAAGTTCCATATGCCCTCTTTCTTAAAGTTTATCTACCCGCTTTGGGAGTCCGCGAAACTCACGAACTGAGATTCCGGTGAAAGTCTGCTCTACTAATAGGGACATTGTCAAACTGAGGAATGTCACCGCTAAAGAATATACTGGTAGGAATCGTAGACCACATCCTAGAAGTATGCAACTAGGCACGGCCAGGACTAGCGCCACCAATCCTCGCCACTTATTTAATGAAACAACTAAGCTCTCAATTGCAGTAAGAATAGCTGCAACAGCTAACGAGGATATAAAAAGCGTAGTCATAGGACTCCTACTGTCTAAATACAACCCTATCCAGATGGAAGGCTTGTGAAGAGTTAAAGGTAGCAGGAGTAAAGCTTACTGTCAAAATTGCATAGGAGGCACCTTGGGTGGAGTAAGCAGGCATAACCAGGTTCATAAATGCCCAACGATCTGTGTTGGATATTGTTACAACCTTTTGTCGATAGGTGTCTGTTACGTTTGAATAGGCCCCTGTAAATACAGTAGTGATATTGCTGTAGATATAGTTAGTGCCTACAAGACCATAATAAACTGGGATAACCGCCCCTCCAGCGCTGTAATAGTCAATACGAAGCTTATAGGTGCCTAATGAGTTAGAGTTTGCTGGTCTTACTGCAATTGAGCTGTAATAACCATTTCCACCAAATACTGGGATCTGTGCGGTGGTGATCCCAAAAGTTTTATTTTGAGAGCTTCCAGCTGTTGTAATTAAGCAATACGCGGCGCCATGAGTTGCAAAATCCCCAGCAAGAGTTCCTTTAGAAACTACTCTATTTAACGTAGAGCTTACACCTGTCCATGTCCCAAGATTTTTTTCAAAAGAAGCTGAGGGAATAAGCGATTTATCTAAATCAGGATAATCTAAAGTAGGGGTACCCGCCCTAACACACCAAGTAGATTCATGGGGCATAATAAGTGAAAGGGAATTTTTTAATCTAGACATCTTAACGCCATAATTAAAGATATAAGAGCTTTTACCGCCATGATTACTCTTAATTTGAGCAGCATAAATATTTGTAGACGGGTTACTTGGATTTGATAAAGTTCCCACACCAGTAGCCGAAGGATTTACAAATTTTCCAGCAATACGCCCATATTCAGCTTGGGCGCCATCAATAAATACAACGCTAGTAGGAGCTAAAGTATAAGCAAATCCTGTTGGTGGAACTAAAGTTAGAGACAATGTAAATGAGGTTTCACCCTGTAAAAGTTGACGAACATCGTGAAGCCTAATCCACTGATATTGGTCGTGCTGAACTACTGCAGTTCTTGTTGATGTTGTTTTTCCAGAACCGTCAGTACCAATCGTATATGTACCCTCAGCACCACGAATATACGCAGATACAACCATATCTTCTCCACCAATAGCGGGGTAAGGAAGATAAATCGTAGTAGTTAACGTTATACCGGCAGAGCTAAAAGAGTTGTAAGAAACTTGCCCCATACTTGTTCCGTATCTAGGACCAAACACATCCGTAAATGTGACCAAACCATAGTTACCATCTTTAGTAACAACTCGACCACCACTAGCATTGGTTGTTGAGGAATTAATAGAGAACGTACCCCCAGTAACATTCCAGTTAGTGGTTGTTTCAAAGCTTGGATTTTGTACTAAGTTGTATACGTTCTTGGTTTCCCAAAAAGTATCATTAGAACTATAAAAATAATCCACTACAGGATTGGTTGGGGCCGGGGCGCCATCTCCATCAAAAAATGGCTGGACAGTTGTGCTTGGTAAAAACTGTAAAGCATCAATCCACACAGTTGGTGGGAAGTTTGCCGCGTTTACGCCGGCGCCAGCCCAAGCGTCTGGGAAGTACAAGGACACCTTTGCCATAGGAGTTCCAGAATCACGAGTGTACTGTGGAGCAATTCCGGTTACGCTTACTCTGCGTAGTTGGGCAACATATTGTGGGGGCGTTCCAACAAGATATTGATCTACAACTATTGCTTGACCATTTGTTGCGGAAGTAAAGTTGACAGTAATAGGGGTTATAGTCTTTCCGTAATAAAGGTTTGCAAAGTCTGTTGGCGCAGCTTGACGCTGAACTGTAAATGTATCTGCAGTTGGGGTACTTGCAACAAAAGCTCCTACAAGGTTATAAGCTGCCGGAGTAAGGCCCGTAATAGTCACAGCTTCCCCCACAGACAAATTATGGCCTACAGATGTGTAGGTAATTGTTGTTCCATTGGAGTTTTTAGAAGCGGATGTAATTGGATAAATTGTTGCTGGAGGATTTAAAAACGTACTGTCACCATCTACGTAGTAAGCCGTATTATCGTAGTATTGACCGTTAACGTCAGTCAAAATACGGGTTTGTAAGTTTACAGATTCCCTGTTTGAGAATTCAATTCTAGGAATTGCTCGACCAAAATTTTGATATTCGCTAGAGACGTATCCGCTAAAGGTGTAGTTTTGCCCTGGATTTACGGGAAACCAATCAGAGGTTACATACGCGTTTCCTGCCCCAAGTACTGTAAGTTCACCAAGGCAAGAACCGTTAAAAATAGCCGTACTGTACACAGTTGGGTCTTGAGCAAATGAGCCATTAGGTGAAGCAGTCCAACCAGTAATGCCTTCTTCAAATGACGGGTTAGGAAGAAGGTTTTCACGTTCTCCTTGAAGGTACACTCTAACGCGGCGTGCGTCTTCAAATTCAAGGCTTAAAGATGCTTCTGCAAGTTGAAATAGATCAAATAAAATTGTTACAGCTGGTGATGTTTTTGTAACATTTAAACTTACTGTTGCAAAAACAGCGGTATCTGGGGCAATTTGCCCATTTCTTCCAGAATCAGATTTAGAGGTAAATTCAGCCCAGGTAGTGCTTATTGTTTGTGTTGAAGATACGGTATTAGAACTAATATAAATACCATTGCTGTCATACCATTTAAGCTGAACGCTTATTGATGCTCCAGTTGCTAAAGCTTTAATCCACCCAGTAAATAAGTATCTTGTTTTTCCTGTTACTGGAATGCCGTATAGATTTGCGGCAGAGGTGTTATCAGGTAAAGATGCGGTAGCTGTAAGCGTTGCCGATGGAATTAACCATGTTGCGTAGCCCAAAGCTCTATACGGGTACACAGTGTCATAGAGATAGGGTACTGGTGGGGATTGCGGAGCTCCAATATCGGCCGCAGACGTTGCATAGCTTCTTGCGGTTAATGTTCCTGCGCTAACTACCCATCGTCCTACAGATTCTTCAAATGAAGAGTCATTATAGTCAAGCATAAGGTTATGGCCTGTGGTTACTTGCGTACCCAAGTGAGTCAAACCAGTTACGTAAGCATTTACAGATTTTGCTGTACCTTTAATATTGTTAATTACATTTCCGGACTTATACAGCGCTCTGTGATAGGTATCTCCTAAAGCAGGTTCATAATTAAACCCAAGTTGATCCATCTGAGCTGGAAGCAAACTATTATGAACTGTATAAAGAGATGAGCTTTTTTGAAGAATATCCACTTCCGCTTTTAATTTGTCGTATGCAAATGTGTAAGCAGAAAGCGTTTTAGTAAGATCTGTTGCATCGTACTCTCCTAACGCTTCACCAATACCGTTAACTGAGTTTAACCAAGCTTTAGGTAACCATTTTGCAACAAGATCAAATGTATTTGTTTGCTTAACAACAATTGCGTTAGTATCTCCGCAATATATCCATCTAAGCCCGTTAAATAACCAAATAGAGTAATTTACTTGTTTGTTTTCTGTACCGGCAGCAAAGTCAATATATGAGTTTCTAAACCTGGAGTAAGTGTCCCCATCCATAAGTTCACCATCAAGAGGGTTGTCAGGCGTACCGCTATAGCTTTTAATTAACCGCCAATGAGTTGGTGCGGGGTCTGCAGGGTCCGCAGTAATAGAGTTCCAGTAAAGAGATACGGTTCCAAAGGTATAAGAAAGCGACCTAATACTAGATGCGTAATAGGTATAGCTAACTTGTCTTTCGCCATATATGGATGCTCCATATACTCCGGCACCGTACTTTGCCATTTTTTAAGCCCTACATTCCTGACAATAAAAACGGATTAAATGAGGCCGCAGATGTGGCTGCTGTAAGGGCCGCATTTGCAGTACTTGTAACTGTAGCTACGTTTGCAGTTAAGGTTACGTAGTCTGAGCTGTTAACGTATAGAACGTTGTAAGTTCCTACTTTAGGAATACCATTATAGTCTACGTTAAACCCGATAGTTCCCGAGCTGTTTTTTGTACTTAGAATAGTACTTAAGTTACCCGCAGCACTTTGTAGAGTAAGGCCAATTAGCTGAGCTCCTGCTGTAATTGTGGATCCCCCGCTAAGACCAACATAAGCTGATCCAGAACCTGTTCCGCTTACAAGACCATATTCAATGTTTGCAAGCCTTGCGCTTAAACTGGACCAAGTGGATGTTTGAACAAACGTTCCTGTATACGCAGAAGTAAGGGGGCTAGTGCCAATCGTGGTCTCTACAGCACGTACCTCATCTTGTAGTGAGTTTACATGATCCGCAAGAATGGTATCTTGAATGTCTACCTTTGCGGTAAAATTACGAACGGATGAGGGAAAGGTAGCTGTCATTTTTTCTCCTATAGATTAATTCCGCCGCTAATATTAATAACTAAATTAGCTGCTAGTAGGTATGGGATTTGATTTGAATTCAATGCAATAGAAACAGCAGTTGCTGTTGCATCTGTATTACATTGAACTATATCTACTGAAGCAACCCCATCAATATTTGACAGAGTAGCAATTACAGAAGATAAGGGTATTGATCGCCCAAATTTATTATTTGTGTAAGAAAATAATCCTGTAGATGAATCAAGCATGGATTTAAATACTGCTAACTTAACGACGTTTTGACGATAACTTGCATTAATTGCTACATTCACAGTTAAATAAATAGGCACATAAGCAGGAGGCAAAACGTTTACAGTTACCCCTACTTGAACTTTATCTGCAAGATATGCTCTAACTTTTGCTGCAAGATTATTCCAAGAATTAGTAGCAACTCCTGAAACTAAACCTGGGGTAGTAGTTCCATCGTCTTGAGGCTGTGTATACACATTAATTAAACTATAAACCCCAGCCGCAGCGTTTGCACGCCCAACTCCATTAACTTGTTCAGAAAGGTATTTATAGTCTAAAAGAGTAACTGCTCTACGACGAGAGATGATCGCAGCTTTAATTTTTTTTCTTAATTGAGAGACGTTATCCGCATTTGCCCCACCAACTGCCGCAGAAGGGTTAGTTACTGTAAACCAAGTTACAGCTTCAGGGTCAATGTTTCCTGGAATAAATGATAGTTCAGAAATAGCTCCTGAGATAATATTTCCATATGTTCCAACGCTAGTTTTATAAAGTGCGCTAATAAGCTGCCCACTTGGTGGGATAGATCCATTAACACCGTCACCAAATATAACTGTAAGTGTAGCGTCAGCATTTTGTTGAGTTGTAAAAACAAGGTCAGTTGGGCCATATTCTAAAAGAGTATCTACGTATTGCCATGGGGCAAATGCAATGCCTTGTCCAACATAAACAGTAAGAGAATCATCAATAATGTCAGTATCAAGAATTTTAATCTGTTGAGAAGACGACCCATCAGATGTGCCAATGTTTGATGGCAATGCTTGATGATAAACAGCATCAATATAATCTTCACGATCTGTATTTACAGTTTTACCTTCTGTACAAGTAATCGTAATAGTTTGGTTTGGTTGAATAGCTGTATATCCGGCATTTGTTTCAAAGTAAGCTTGAGAATAAGGCCCGTAAGTTAATGGGGCCATAACTTGAGTTCCAGAAGGAAGGTCAATAGTCTGAGAGCTAATATTAGTAAATTGAACGTCTACAGATGAAGGAATGGGTCCTGAAGCTTTAAATCCATATAAAGCCGCAAATCCTAAAAGGGTGTCTGTTTGAACGGCGGTACTAACTGTAGTTTCATTTGCCACACGGTCGGTGTAATATGACATGATGTCTCCCATCATGGCAAATGCTTCAAGAAGAACGTTTCCTAAATCTGAGGGGTCACTGGGTACCCAGTTTTTGCCGGTCGTGTAGCTAACTAAAGAGATCATGTCAGCTTTAAGCGACTCGTAGTCTCTTGATGTGTAATCGATTTGAATTTCGCTCATTATTGCCTCGTTATAGTTCCGTCATTGCCAAAGATGGCTGTGGTTGTATTTAGACTTGTAGAAATGCTGCCCGGGACGGTAATAAGTATCTCAATAGAAGCTATACCGTCAAAACCAGGGTTACCTATAATTACTTCATCAATAGTTATATCTGGTAACCAAGTTTTTGTAGCATTACGAATTGCTTCGGTTACGGCTTTGTTAAAAGTGGTTACATTTCCCGCATTAACAATGTATTCATTTTCAAAAAATGCTCTAGACAAATCTACCCCATAAGTGGGTCGCATAGGTCTTTGACCAACTTGAGTAGACAAAAGTGTTAGAAGCCGATCTTCATAAATTTTTGAAACTAAATCTGTGGCCCCCAACACACCAATAGTGTCTAGAGTAAAAGGATAGGATATGTAACTCATGGCCTCACTCCAATCCAGATAGGGTATTCAGGGTCTCCAGCAACAAACATGATCCAAACTTCTTGACCAACTCTAGGGATAAGTCTATGGGGTGTATGCTCATCTGTCGTGTTAGTCTCTTGCGAATCGTTCCAAAATTCAGTTGAATTAAAGTCCGTTTTATGAGAATGCTTTAAAGTGTTAGAGTTTTTAGCCACCACGGTTAATGCTGGTACCGTTGCAGAGTCCCCCCTAGAATCCGTAATACCTACTGAAGTAGTGGTTAGTAGGGCCGCTATTTGGGAAGCCGTATGCTCTGTATGATCCGGATGATTTGAGTTACTAGTTATTGGAAGGCAAGCCTCTGCCCAGTTAGTTTTTGAGGTCCCAAAAGGCTGGTCAACAGTAACTTTAATTCTATATTTTTTAAGGGGATCTTTTATATCAATAACTTTTCCAGAATAAATGCCCCAAAATCTGTGCCTTCCAAGGGGGTCAATACCATAATCAATTTCATTATTACTCATTGAATTACCCTAGTTCCTTTCTTTGCTTTCCAAGTAACAGTCCTCTTTACTTGAGAAAAATTTGGTGCACCAAGAGCGTATGGATCTGACGTGGGATTTGAAAAAGTAGTTGATCTGGGGGTAACTTTGGGTTCCGTAAGGTTACTTGTTGGTTCTGGAAGATAAGACTCATTTGGGGATAAAGTAAACTGCTCTAAAATAGAGTCAACTACACCAAGGCTTTGATCGTTGAGCTCGCCCTCAACATCCCTGTAAGCAACCGCTTTGGGGGCAAGGTTGCTTGTTTCCCCTACTTTATCTGTTCCTACCATAAGGTCTAGCATGTAATAGCCCGGTTTTCCACCAAACCTATGAACTACCGATATAACAGTCCAGTATCCCGATAAACCGTTGGGCAAATTATCTAAATATATGGGGTCATAAGGGCGTATGTTTACATCTCCTACCACCGTAACTTCCGCCATATATTGATATTTATGATTTTTATTTTGGGCGTCGGCAATAAGCTTTGCGTCATTGGTGCTCGCAGCTACCTCAAAAGGATAGTGTTTTTTAAAGGTAGGTTTAGAAGATGCTTTAGAAAAAGAACTCATTTTTTCTTAAAAAAATCCTTACTAGGCTTAACAGCGCCTTTAAAAGGTTTTTGAGCAGTTTTGCTTTTAGCGTGGGTTGTTTTAATAGCTTTACCTTTAGCATTGCTATTAGAAGCTGTTCTACCAGTAATAACTCTGTCTACATTTGAGTGTGTTTCCGGAGAACCATCAGAAATTATTGGATTAAAGTGAGTTATGCTTCCCAGCCCACGAAGACCTTCAGTAACAACCCCACCGTTAGGGTTATCAATATACACAAAATAAGGAGCAGATTTTTTCTTAGTCAACGTTATTTTGTCTTTAGAAACAAACGTTACGGTTGTATTTTCGCAACGAAGGGCATGGCCTGTTTGCAAAGCTAATGATCTTAATAGCTGCCAATAACTTTGACCACTATGCACAATAGCATTTCGTACTCTTGCATCTCTTTGAACCACAGCCGATAAATTAAACTTTGAGCAAATTTGAGAAACTACTTGATCCGCAGTAGCTTTTGTATATACCTTTTGAGCAGTTTCTTTTAAAACAGACGAAGCACCGACAACTTCAAGTATAGTTTCTGTAGTGCCTTTGATGGTATTTACTTGTTTTACTGCATGAATATACCCATTAAAAACAGATTTATTTTTGCCTGATTGGTAGGCAATAGACACAGGGTCATTATGGTGAATTTGAGTCTCTAATTTATAGGGTTTTCCTTTAAGGTGAATAATTGCAAAATCATGTTCCATTTGTTTTTGATATATCTCCATACCCAAAGCAAGCAGCTCTAACTTAGGTGTTTTTGGCAAAGTTACGTAAAAATTAGCTCCAATAACATTGGAAGCCCATACAAACGGGCGCGGAACTGTAGGAATTGAGTTACTGGCCATAAGGAATCCTTATAATTGTTCCCGGGGCAATATTAAGCGGGTCTGTAATTTCTGGATTTATGTCCATAATTTCCCACCAGTACTTAGACCCACCGCAATATCGGTCTGCTAATAGTGGAAGAGCATCGCCGTATACCCAAGTATAGGTAAAAAAAGTTTTTTCAAAATATTCAGGCCATTTACGGTACACCGTGATTTGATAGGTCCCGGTATGGGCGTATTCGATCTGAGCTAAAGTGCCGTCGTTATAACGTGAAACTCTCTCAATAGGCATTAGGGATTACCTCCTGTAGTTCCCCCACCAGCAGTTGTAGACGTTCCGCCAACAAATTTTCCAGAGTTTGCAACAAGGGCGCCTCCAGAAGCCGCAGCAAAACCAGCAATGCCGGACGCGTCGTCTTTTCCTGAGCTTGCTACGTTGAAGATTGCTGGGTAACGAGTAAATGTAATATCAATTGTGGTTAAAATAGGAATCATATCTAAAGTAAACATGGCATGATTTACGTTTATATTTGTTATGGAACCAAATAATTTCATGTTATCGTTTATATATAGCCACACAGGTACAGTTTTTAAAATACCTATATCAGAACTACTACCGTTATAGCTAAGCATTGGGTTTTTACCCAAACTTTCATCTGGATCACCATTACAAACTCTATATAGGTACTCAAGGTCATATTCTGTACCGCGATTTAGTATGCCTTCAATTTCAGGGGAACTTAAAGGTGGAGTATAACCTTTAGTTTTGTTTGTTCTTAATTGAGTCATGTCGGCAATTCTATTTAAATATAGTTGAAAAGTTACTTGTATATTGCCGGCAAGTAAAGCCGCCGGATCATTACTTCCTAATGTCCAGTCAACAGAAGTATTACCTTGAATTGAGTATTGAATAGTTGTAGGGTTATATGTGTATCTAAAGCCCCATAAAGATTTTGGATCTTTTGTGTTTACAAGCGAAGCAGTATTTGGATCTTGAATAATTCTTCCAAGTTTTCCAACAAATTGGCTGGGATTGACTGAAACTCTTTTATATTGACCTGAAATTCCCGTAGGAATTTGAGAATTGTTGCCAAGAGGCGTGTCAATTGCTGTTAACACATCAATACCTAAACCTCTAGAGTACCCCCTAGTTACCATGTGGCTCTGAGGATTATATCTGGCACTATCTAGGCTTGGAGAAGCAACACTTTGAACTTTTGGGGCTGTTCCCTGCCCTAATACCGGACTTTTTGTAGAAGTATTTTTTTGACCATTTACAGCGTCAATTAAAATATTATTTGCGGCAGCAAGACCAGTTTTATCTTTGCCTACAATTGTTGTTTTACTTGTTATTTGGGTACCTTTACTACCGGGATTCCAATATAACGCTGTATAAGTAGTACCTTTTCCAGGTACGATTGTTTTTTTAATTCCAACATACCATTTGTTTACTGGGTCATATTTAATTCCGGAATAGTCGTAGTTTTGTCCTGGCGCAACGTCTGTATTTAAAGCATTAATAAGACCTTGAGGAACGGCAGGAATAGTGGAAGCTTTTGTAATTTTAACTGATTGGATTCCATTAGGTGGGGATGATAGCTTGACGCCGTTGGATTGCATACCTACACCAAGAGCATCCCATGAGGCTTGAGTTATTGCTTGAAAAGGTATGTCTGAATCATCTGATTTTAACTTAATATTAAAAGTGGGGTGGACAAGGCCAGTACCTTTAGCTGTAAGCAAATTTATATTGTCAATATTTCCACTAAATTCAGCTACAAAATATTGATTGTTAACGGTTTGAACTTGATTAAAGTATCTACTCCATGTAGAAGATAAATTAACCGACATTTGATCCCCGGTAAGTTGAGTACTTGTTGCAGTCACACTGTCATAAGAGTATCCTTTTACAACCCAACCAAATTTAGTTGGATTTGTAGAACCAGATATAAGTTGAGTTGCGTTTACGTTAACTGATTGAGTTGTAACCGTAGAGTAAGTTCCGTTTAAAGACTGTTGTAAAAAGATGTTAAAATAGTATGTGGTAGCCATTAGTAAGTCATCACCACGCTTTTAGCTAAACCATGCTCAAGGCGCTTAGCAAAGTGCTGGAACATTTGCTCAGCTTCAGCTATACTTGATCGTTCAATGTGAACTTTCATTTCTACCTTTACCTGTGTTATGTGGTGCTTAGAGTTAGGATTGTTTGTGTTGATGTCCATAGGCATTCCACTGCCACCACCTTGGCCGGCTTCAGCACGATGAGCATCATCGATGTACTTAAGGAAAGATCCGTTTTGGTATGTAGCCCACGGCTTCCAGTTAGTTCCGCCTTTAGAAATAGTGAAAGCAGATTTAGCATTAAAGTCGGCATCAGTTAAGCGCTTGCCATCACGGTAAGGTTCGTTGTAGTCTTGCCAATGCTTTAAGGAACGAATTTGAAACATACCAAAACTTGGGCCCCATTTTTTAGTTTGAATACCAACGTCACCTGGACGATCCATACGGCCACCAGATTCAGCCATAGCCACAGCAAAAGCTGTGTCTAACGCTTTGCCTGAGAACCCAGCTCTGCGAAGAACTTCAATCATTCCCTTACGACTTCCTCCAGCCATGCGACTAGATAATTCGTCTTTGCCAGCGTTATAAGAGTTATTAATTAAAGAGTCTTGGTTGTGGTTTAAGTACATAGATCTTTTTTTAGATCCAAACCAATTCTCAATATCTGAATATCCTACAGACTTACCCCTATTTAAATCACCATTTAAGATTGAGGTAAGGCTGGCGCTACTAAGAGTTCCTATGGTTTTTCCAGCCATACTTTGAGTATTATGAAAAGGATTAGTTATTTCATTATGCGTATTTCCACCCGTGAGGAATCCGGCAACATTCTTAGCCATATTGATTCCGTCTTTAAATAAGTTGCCTAAGAAACCGCCAACTTTTCCAAAAAAACTTTGAGGGTTTACAGATTTATTTCCCCTTAAAACTTCTGCGTGAAGGTGGGGCCCAGTAGAGTTACCCGCACCAGCTGCGCCCTTAAGACCGCCAGATTTACCAATTACTTGACCGCGCTTAACAGTTTGACCCTGCTTTACAGAGATCTGGCTAAGGTGGGCATAACGGGTTGATACAGAACCGTGGTTTATGAGAACATAGTTACCCCAACCAGCTTTTTCATTTCCAACTTTAGTTACAACACCGTCAGCCATAGCTTGTACTGGAGTGCCTACTCGTGTTGCGTAATCAATGCCGGGGTGAAACCCCGGTTTAACTCCGTGTCCTCCAGGACGATTACCATAAGGTGATGAAATAGGTGTTCCTCTGGGAACAGGCATACCCAACCCACCAGAAGATCCAGACGAGGTGCCGGTATTATTGTTTCCACCGCTACCATCGGAGCTGCCGCCCTTACCGCCAAATAACTGTGAAACAATTCCGTACCCAGTTCCCAATGTAGCGCCAATAGCTTCTGAGATACCAGTTTCACCCAATACCGGAATTAATGCTCCTATTGCAGTGCCAGTTAACGCATCTTTACCCACATTTGCTGCAAAGTTTCCAGCTTTAACAATTCCGCTATTTTGATGATTTTTAACTCCGGGTATAGAGTTAATAAGGGCTTGAGCAATGCTTGCAACTAATGCTCCACCACCAAGTTTTCCTGCACGACCTAGTTTAAAGTTTTTGGCACCTTTAGCTGCGTTTGCGGCAACACCCGTAGCCGCCGCTCCTTCTAACGCTGTTGCGCCTGAAGTAGCAAAACGACCAACACCAAGTACCTTACCCATCATTGCGGTTTGTAAAATTTCGCCACCCATACCACTAATCATTGAGCCGATGCCAGAAAGAGTTCCGCCCATATTTCCAGCTTGTGGGAACGTCTGAAGAGCGCCTTTAAGACTCATAAGTCCATATGTAACTGGACTTAATGTACTAGCAAGGTCAGCAAAGGCTCTGTTAAGTCCACCAACGGTATTTAAAGAAACGTTATATCCATTTACTAAACCGGCTTGAGTTGCGGCAAGGGCCATGTTTTCACCTTTTGCAGCATTAAAATTAGATCTGATTGGGCTGTTACCCTCAACACCCATTATATTTAAAGCTTGGTTTGAGCTTTGTAGATCTTTCTTTGAAAGATTACTTCCCTTGCGGGCGCGAGTAATAACCGCCATAGCAATTGTATTCATAAGGGCGGTGTCGCCGCCAGTAAGCATTAATAGTGTTTGATAGCCCTTTGAGTTTGGGTTGAGTAACATTGCGGCTTGTTGTTCAGTAACTTTACGCCCACCGTATAGAACTGTATATACTGAGTTGACAATCTGGTTAATAGGTAATAAGTTACCGTTATTATCGCGGATACGAACGCCTCCACGAAGGAACCCCATACCATTAATTCCGGCAAGGCTTGAGGCCACCTGCTCGTTGGTTCCACCAGTCATGGCGCTAAGACCGCCAAGGCTTGACATAATGTTCTTTGAGCTCAAGGAGTTGGCTGAGTAACCACCTTGATAAAAGAGATTAGCGGCTGCTGCAGTAGGTCCACCCGCGCTTGTAGCGCCCTGTACAAGGCGATTAGACTGACCAATTACTTGATTAGCCTTCATTCCACTAAGACCCGCTATAGAGTCCGCATACATCCTTTGAGCGACCGCTGACATGGTATTTGGAGCCATGCTCATGCCCATGGAACCGGCTATTGCCATTCCACCCGCAACTTTTTGACCGGTGCTTAAAGATCCAAGCATCGACCTTAGAGGCATAGTTCCTAAACCAAGTTTGCCACCACCTACTTGATTTCCAGTATAAGCTCCAGCGGCACCCTCGGCATCTTTTTTAATGCCTGTACTTTCAACACGCATTTGCTTAATGACTTTAAGAGCTTTTTCAAACTCACGCTCAAAAGTCGGGCCAATGCCGTCTGCGTTACTCTCTTCTGGAGAGATAAGATTTTGAAGTGCCAAGGGTTATCACCGCCTTTACCTAATACGTAGTATCCACATTGTTCTCTCACGAAAAGAGAACGATCTTATGTCCTGCAATGTCCAGCCTGGGTAGGCCTTCGAGAGTAATTCGTATGATTCAATTAAGAATTCATAACTTAACTCACTCTTGAAATAGTTCCGCCAAGGTGAGCGGAAGCGGGACCTCCGACCCGCAGGACCTGCAGTTCTTCTTTATTGCGCCGAGTTGTGGACCTGGGTTGCGGTCTGATATTGCCTTAAGTATAGCTCTACGATCCTTGATTCCAAGGTCTTTAATGACCTTAGTATTTAAGACTGGCATGCTATTTATGGATGTTATACATCCGTTTAAAATGATTGTGTCGAGCTCAGCTGAGTTTTTATTTGAAGCATTTACCAGTGCCTTTTGTACGATACCGTTTGGAAGAGATACCTCAATATCCCCTACTTTGCTTTTTACAGTAAAGTGGCGGTCTGATTCGTCAAGCTGCTTAACCTCGACGTCTTCAGTTAAGTTGATAGTAAATGTCTGCTCTTCTGAACAGCTTGGGCATAGCCCAGGACCAACCTGGGTCTCTTCTCCAAAGGTTACCTTGCGAATAGCCAAAAGAAGCATTTCTCTGTCGCCAGCTAGTAAGCTGTCTAGAGTTTCTTTGTCCATAGGCTTATCGCCAATAGATTCTACTCCGCGCTCTAGGATAGTGAGCAAAGACTTACCAGGATCAGTAATTCTTGCAATAATTTCTTCATCTGCTCCAGTAAGTTCTCTTACTCTGGCAGTCTTGATTAAACCTTCAAAGGGATCATCAAGACCGCCAGGCAGAGTAACTTCACCATCAGAGGGAGAGGCAACCGGGGGTTTCTCGGCTGACTCTACCGTCTGATCGGAAAGAGCATCTTCAACTAGTTTGTTAGCCATAGCTGGCGAATCCGCCGCGCTAATCGTTGTTTCAGTTGCCATTTTGTATACCTATTTCTATTATTAGTTTGTGAAGAGTGCTGCGCTTGTTGTATAGTCGCTTGCCATGATGACATCAAAACCTTCGTGAACGAGGGTCATTTCTTCAACCATGAGTGTGCTTTGTCCTGCATCTAAGTTGCTGTAACCAAGGTTAGCAATCCAAGCATTATACACTCGGAAGCGCATAGCTACGTGCTGCCCTTGATCTGTAGCTGAAGTTGCAGCTCCAGCTCCGGTAGCTCCAGCTGGGTTTGGATGGCTTAGAACAGCAATGTCAACGGTGCAACGGAAGTCCGCACCAACGCCTGCTGTAGCGCCTGGAGTTAAGATTGAGAATAAACGCTTCATCCACGCTTGATTCTGCTTTTGTCCTAGCATTTGTCCATGAGACAAAGTAATAGGGGTGAAAGACGATTGACCAGGGATCTGGTGCACGTTAGTGTTATATCCACCTTCGCGGTACGCAATAGGCTCTGTTGAGACGCTTAGTCCCGATAGAGATACAAAACCCATTTGGTTCCACTTAGCGACATCCCACTTACCATCGTCGGTATTAGGTGTGATTGTTACCAAGAATTTAAACGTACGGATTGGATCCGTAGTTAAACCTCTCTTGATGTTATCAATTGATAGTGCCATGATTCATATCTCCTTATGCCGTAGCGTTTCCAGTGAGTTGACCGATCTTGATGATCACAAATTCGGCCGGATATTCAAGAGCAACGCCAATTTCAATATTAACTTTACCGCTCATAATGTCAGCCATAGAGTTATTGCTTGCGTCGCATCGTACGTAATAAGCTTCAGTTGGCTTGTTTCCACGCAAACCACCTTGCTGCCAGTAGCTACCCAAGAAGGTACCAATAGCAACGCCAATACGATTCCATAAATTAGCATCATTGTTTTCAAAGATAGCAAAAGAGGTTAAATCTTTTACTTCTTTTTCAATGTATGTAAGAGAACGACGTACGTTGATGTAACGTCCGCCAGCTGTAGCTTTTAGTGTACGTCCACCCATGATGCAGATACCAGCACCAGGAACCTGGCGGATAACGTTAACTGGATTTGAAGAGGTATTAAGAGCATCAAGCTCAGCATTTGTAAACTGGTGATCTGTAGCTACTGCTAAGTTCACTCGGTTTGTTAATCCTGCTGGAGTCTTGAATACGCCACGAGATGCGTCTGTAGCAAGGTACTGACCAACTACAGAAGATCCTGGGGCTTGTAGACGAGTTACTCCCGGCGTAGCCTTTAGAGTATCTGGAATCAAAAGCCATGGGTAGTAAACAGCACAAACACCACCATCAGATGAGGCGGCAAAAGCGGTGTCTACATCGTTTGCGTATGTCTGAACTTCTGAAGCTGAAAGTCCCTGAGGAGTATCCAGCACAGCAAAACCATCTCCACGTGCTTGGCAATATGTGACAAGGTCGCTAAGAATTCCAATGGAATTGGTACGATCTGTTCCACTACCTGTAGCGGTGTTGTAAAGGTATGGCGCATCAGCGTTGTACATTACAAGAGGGTTTTGAACTGGATCAAAGCTTAGCAAAGCTGTGTTGTAGTTAGTACGTGTTGGTGTTGATCCGTCCACACCTGCACCTGTTGCACCTAGTGCGTAGAGTGTTGCTCCACTTGTAGGCATATTTGTTGGCGCTGCAGAAGCTGAGTTCTGATCAAATACGCCAATAAATGAAGACTGGGTGTTAATTACAGATACAAAGTATCGTGGATCTATTTTGTCCATGCTCAAATCTGTATATGTCTCAAGTAAGTTTGAGGTTGCATTTCCAGCAATAGTTGGTGAACCATAGACTGAAATACCAAACTTAGTTGTGCTACCAGCAGCATTTACAGAGACCGCTAGGGAGTTGCCCCAAGCGCCCTTGCTTGCAGCTTGTACAAGGATAGTGTTGAGGTGTGAAGATGAAGAGTCAGTAAGCATTACTGAAGCAGCTGCAGCTCCTGAACCCGTTACGCGTTGAACGTAAAGGTCGTGGCCGCCATTAGCATAAAAGTTATAGGCTGCCCAAGTTGTTGGGTAGGCATCTTGAAGTCCTCCAAAAATCTTGACAAATTGCTGCCAAGAAGAGACAAGAACTGGAACGTTCGTAGGACCCTTAGCCAAAGCACCGACAAATGCACCAATAGCATTGGTATTGTCAGAGAGGTCAATCGTCTGCGGAAGCTCTACTTCTTGGATAAAGACGCCTGGTCTACTATAAGTTGTAGCCATTAGGTTTTCTCCTTAATTAGTTAGGTTGTTTTCTTGTGGGGCCGAGTTTTATATGAGTTGTGCTTGTTGCGTTTGTAACAGATGATATAGGTCGGTGTTTGGATTTACGGGTGTAGATCCTGTATCGGTTTTGACACCAATATTTCTTGTTTGGACAATATAGTCCTTTGTATTGAATTCGGTTCTGAAGATTTCAGAAGCGATTCTTATTGAAAAGACGTTCATGAAAAGACGTTTGTCCGCTTCAGTTGTGTCTCTTTTGGAAAACCCAAGATTCTCCACTCTTCGATTTGTGTTATCTTGAGGGATTGTTAGGGCACCAAATCTAACTGGCAGTCTTCCTATACTAAGAAGCTGAGCCAGAATCTGTCTATCATGTCGTGGTTGACGAGAAAAAGTTGTGATTTGATAATCTAAATTTATTGGCATCGGGTAAGGGGTACGCAAGCTGGATACGCCATCCCAACCTTCTGGCTCATAAGGAACTACCACTGTTCCTGATTGAACACGTTCTGTAGCTTCAGATATATTAATTAAATCAATAGTAATGTAAGGATAGTTTTGCTGACGGATTTCTTTATCCGGCTGGCCGTAAAAAACTCCTACAGGTCGTGACTGTGTTCCAGCATCGGCTACTGTCATTCCTGAAAGCAAAGACTTAAGCGCAGCTTCTTCGTTTAAAATAAATGGCATTAGCGACCTATCTTAGTAAAGTAGTTTCGCATTACCGGTGAGGGAGGCGTATCTTCTGTTCCGTACTCAAGGGTAAGAATATCGTGTTCTAAGTCTTTTGGATATCGAATCATGTAGTGGCCCTCGGGAGTAACTCGAACATGAAGTGAGCTGGTTAGGTGGGCAGGCCATCCTGAGGTATGTGCTTCATAGCGAAGATTAGTTGTATGTTCCCGAGCTTTTTTAACAATCTCGGAATGAAGTTTAAGGGCTGCTTTGCGATACAGTCTAGACATTTTTGCGAAGAGCTTTCGAGAGTAAATATCCAGCGACAAATCCCACTGCGACTTTACGTCCGCCATCTTTATTTAGATTGGCGATTCCTCGAACAAACTCTTCACGGTCGGCTTCGGACTCAGCCCGATTCAACCGGTTGACTAAAAAGATCATAATTCCTCCATAGGAAGGCGCAAGGTAAAGCAGCAGGGTTCCGGATTTCTCCGGCGTCAGGTATAAGGGTAAACGAAAAAGCCCCCTTTCGGGGGCTAAGTCGTTACTTCTTCTTGGCCTTCTTTTTGATCTTTTTAGCTAATGCTTTGTCCATCTTGGCGTCTTCTTTAGGAGACGGCTTCTTTTTGTCCATCTTCTTGTCCGCTTTTTCAAAAGAAGCCTTCTCTTTAGGAGACATGCCCTTCATTACCTTGGCATCTTGCTTCTTATCTTTAGCCCCTGCGCATGTAGGGCAAGTACATTTGCAACCTTTTACTGGCTTACCGGCTTTACAGCCGCAGCCACACTTAGCGCACATTACTTCTTCTTTTTCTTTCGTAGCATTGCAAAATCAGCACCGTCTAGCTTGCCGTTTTTGTTCATATCAAGCTTTCCCTGCTTACCTGTCATTTTCTTTGCAGGAGCTTTTTTAGCTGCTTTCTTAGCGGGCTTCTTGCCGCAACCACATGTAGCGCACATTATTCTTCATCCTTTTCTAAGGCTTCTTCAGATTCTTCAGAAGCTACGATATCTTCGAGTTTTGGGTTTTCTAGCGGGTAATCTACCCCAGGAGTAATATCAAAGTGAACAACTGCGTCATCAGATACAGTTTCACCTTCTGTTGAAATAATCTCTTCTGTCATTTTGATCCTGTCTTATTATGCGGGTGGGTCTTGTGGTAGGCCTTAGTTGCCTTTACCCCAGACTTAATAGTCTTGGCCCCAGCTACCTTAGTGAGGTTAATCTTATCCCATTTAGGGTCGTTTTTACCGGCATGGTCGACTATAACCTCGCCTTTTTTATTCTTCTTTACGACGTGGACCTTGCCAGTAACCTTGAGTTTAGCCATCTAATTGACCGGCTCATCTGTGGCATTCCAGTTTGCAAAGTACTGGAACTGGCTGTCATTGACCATTTCTTCAGAGTTGACCTGGACGCAATCGACAGCCAAAATGGTGTATCGGTTGTTTACAAGTCCCATGCCCTGAATACGGTCCGGGCTAAATACTTCGTTTCTAAATACAATACGATCTCTCAAGAAGTGGTCTGGGTTAGTCAAGATATCACTGAAATGGCGAGAGGTGTCCGCTTCCATACCATAAAGGTTTGTAGCATGCTCAATGACGTCCATGTTCATAGTTATACGCAAGATGTCGGTGTTGTAGAAACCGCGGTCATTCTGCATAGAAGCACCCTGATAAACAACCGCTTTAATTACTGGGATAGTCAAAGGGTCGTACCACACACGTCCACCAGCTGAACTGCCCACATCGTAAATAAGGTCTACAACAGTAGCCACTGAGTTATAGACATACCATTGAACAGAGTTTCCAACTGTACGGACAAGCTCAGAAGAGGTGCCCGCAATAATTGAGGACCGCTCATTGGGCATATTAAACCGCCCAATTCGACGTTCTCCACGCATATTGGCTCCTTACCTTAGGGAAGTATTATAGGGGTTAGCCTTCTTCTCTGCCCCACTTAACCCTGTTCCAAACTCGCTCATGGTAGTAGTACAGCGCAGTTTTTGTTAAGACCTCAAACCCCGCAATTGAAGCGGCGGTTATTGGTTTATGGGTAATCAATAAAGATAAAACAAAAGTATCGAACGTACCAATTACTCTCCAAGTAATGGCTTTTATCCCAGACCTTTGTTTTGTTACCTTCACAGCCCCATTTCCCTGCGCCTCTGAGTAGCTGATATAGCGTGTATATCTGCTCCCAGGTCTACTTGCTCAATCCTGTACCCCACATCACGGCCATATACAATATTGGTAATGTTGGGGACTTTCATAATAAATGATCCGGGTACTCCGGAAACAATATGCTCAGCAACTTGCTGATACGGTAACGGATCTTTTTCCGACGTTCCATGCGTATCTCTGACCGCAATAAGAACTTGATCTGTTCTCTCATGCGCTTTCTCCAATAACGCTTGATGGCCTTCATGCCAAGGTTGATACCTACCAAGAAGAAGAGTAGTAGGGGCCTTCCAGTCATGAAGATTAGAAGTAAATATAATATTGTTTACGTGAGCTTTTGAGTCAAAGGTTTCAAACTTATAGTCAAAGACTGCGGGGGTTTCCCACATCTTATTGGTATCTTCAAAACGACCTTCTTTAATGGTGTCCATCCAAACCAGGATATCGGATTTACCAAATGCCTCACGAGTTGTTTGTGTTGGGCATATAAAGTCAACTACTACATCTAAGCCCTGTCCAGACAATAGGCGGGCCATCTCTCCCATACGGCGGGCATGTTCTTTGCGATCTTCAGGAGTAAACCCAAGATCAGAGTTAATAGTAGAGCGTACGTAATCGGCGTTTAAATGTACTGCGTTAATACGGCCGGCTAGTTCTGTAGCCAGGGTTGTTTTACCTGACCCAGGCAACCCAATAATCTGAATGATCATTGAAACTTACTCCAAACTTCTTCAGTAATTTCTTTTCTAATCACTGATAGGTATGAAGGGCCTTTAGTAATGTACCAGTGTTCTGGCTCAACATAGTGAAAGAATATCATGGTAACTTTATTATTAAGCGGATTCGTAAACTCTTCCCGCCAGTGCTCTTGGTCGTTACCGTAATAGGCTAGTGCCTCATTCTCCTGCAACGTATAGGGTTTTCCCTCTACCCAAAGCTCCCAGGGTGTAACCTGAGACACGCACATGTCTAGTGTATAAGTACAGGCGTTATCATCTTTGTGGCTCGTCAACCTTGCTTTAGGGGTTTTATACATAGCGCACAAAGAATATGACGGAACTAGTGTTGGGCTATTAAAAGCCTCTCTAGCTACAGGCAATAACTGTTTGGCAATGTCGTCTAAAAATCCATCTTTACCTAGTAAATATCTTCCAAAACCATCAGACCATTCTAGGGTAGCTTTATCTCTTGAGTCTAAATAGCTACGTAAAGCGGTATAGGTATCTTCATCAAGTATGTCTTTAATTAGTTTAGGGTCTGGTCTCATATGTCCCACCAACCAACTACAGCATATCTTGTTCCAGATACTACGGGGTGCACAGTATGTGTATACACATAGTTAGACGGAAACATAATCATTTCATTTGCCTGAGGTTTGATCTTTAGACCAAACTTGGTAAACTCAATTTCTCCACCCTCATAATCATCATTAAGATAAAAGCTCATAGATACTGTTCTTGGGTAAACAGTTGAGTCGTCAAAATGGTTTACGAAGTGCCCATCTTTTCCGTATTTAAGGATTTGCCACCCTTCCGAAACCTTCCACTGCTGTGCAGCATATAAGTCTAGGTAATGGTTGATAGGGCCATAAAGATTGTCGTTTAAAAAGTTATGGACTGATGATGTCCCCAAAGAAAACACATTAACAAGGTTTGGATCCAAGTCAAATTTTGGCAAAGAAATGACGTTGCAGTCTCTCACAGCTCTATTCTTTTTTGGTGTTGGATCGTTAGCGCTATCAGACTGCGTCCCAGAATTCCAAGATAATTGACCAATTTCAACCAAAGATTCTAAGTCAGTTATAAAACCTTTTGGGTCTTCCAAGACGTCTGTGTAGCGTACGATTCCTGGAGCAAGATCTTCAAACCTGTACATCTATTGCTCCCCACTTTCCAACTGGACACTCTGCATTAGCCATTTTTGTTTTTAGCTTCATTACGCACCCACATTTTTTGCATTGGGTGGTTAGCTTAATGTACTCTGGACATTGTTTACAGATAGAAAATCTAGCCTCAGAATCCTCTTCTGGTACCCACTGAGTATTAGGATTTACTACGTCCCACGGCCTAGTATCGCCAAGAGTTTTTTTATACCTTTGTAGAACTGTTAGTTTTTCATCTGACATTTGAGTGCCCCTCACCATTATATACGTACTCGTACAACTCAAAATCAAGAAGGTTTAGCTCTAAGAACCTTTCTACCTCGCTATCAGAAAGCTTTTCTTTAAGCATTCCGGTAGTAAAAGTTCCATCTTTTAACTTAACTTCTGACTGATTAACCTTAAATATTGGAGTGCTTAAGGTTTTAAATCTTAGATCTGGATAGTGTGTATTGTACCACCCAACAAGCCTAGATATAAAAACGTTTATATTATTTGTAGTGTTAACGATCTCAAAGCTGTCTACACAGGATTTGACCAGGTTAAAGTCTATTTCTATATCTTTTAAGTACCATTGTTTTGACCGTGTCAAGTAGTCAGACTCTTCGTCTGTTGGTATGTCCTTAAACATATTAGTCTCTGGCTCAGAGCAGATAAACTTTGATTGTATATTTCTGTGTGGTATATACACTGGGTCGTCAAATAGGTAGTGCTTTAAACGATCTTCCATAGAGTCAAGGTTTGTGTACTCAGGCCTAGAAAACAAAACCCTATCATAGATATACAAAAAGTTACTGATTGCTCTATCTAAAGGGTCCCTAACAACTGTAGCAACTGAAAGGTTTTCTAGCTTTGAGATTGGGTACCTACCCAAATGGCCTTGAATAAAGGCATACTCAGAAGAAACATCGCTGTGAGGAGGTGGTGACGGTGGATATTTTGGCAGGTTGTTAGTGATCAAAAACTGTGCAAAGTTCACGCCTACAGTCATACCAGCAGTTTTGGGTATGTGTAAAAAGTACAGCTGCTTATTTATCTCCATAGGATTTCCTTCTTGTGCGCTCACTTAATAAGTATATCATGTAGAAGTATATCCCTGAAAATTGCCGCAGTTATCGTAGACGCAGACATTGTATCCGCAAGGCACGAAGTGAACGTTTCCATTGTATACGCATGGTGCTGGACCAGGACTAGGACTAGGAGTAGGAGTAGGGGTTGGCTGCGGGGTAGGGGTAGGTACGGGAGAAGGTACGTTAATAGAAGGTACGCAATAACCAAACACAGGTAGTAGAGGTACTGCACCGTCATAAATTTGAAAGTTTACGCACTGCCCTGCAAACTGACCCGCAAAAATTGTTACGGAGTTGATGTCAAAGCTATAGCTTAAATATGAACCATTTCCTGTAACATTTGTAATTGCTTGCGGAAAGTGTCCAGACCAAGTAAATGAAGTACTGCCATTGTTTCCTTGAAGCCCTCCCAGATAGCCCAGTTGAACTGGATCTGGTGTAGGAGTAGGAGTAGGGGTTGGAGTCGGCGTTGGTGTAGGAGTCGGCGTTGGTGTAGGAGTAGGCGTTGGTGTAGGAGTCGGTGTAGGAGTAGATACAGAAAAAAATGATCTCCAAGTTCCATTTACCTTAATAAACGAGGCGGAAGAAGTTCTCCAAGCACCATTAACTTTAACGTAAGGATTAGAGGCAGTTCTCCAAGCACCACTTACTTTTATACTCTCGGGCATCAGCTATACTGAACCCAAATATCTCCATCTGCCCCATCGCCGGATGTTGGTGCGGAAGTGGAGGCGTAGATATTTCTAAGCGCGCCAACAGTTACAGTTGTAGGTGAAGTAACCTTTGTAGCTGTTGTATTAAGAATTATATTTGAATTCTCACGACCAGCGCCCTCGCTGGATTCTGGGAAGGTTCTTTTAGACATTATACTAACTGACTTCCAAATGCGTGGAATGTTAAGGAGCTAGATGTACCAGACGCTACATAAACTGTGTCATAAGCGCCAAGGGTTAAGCCAATAGTAAGTGTCTGCGTAGTATTAGCTGTAATAGGCATTTGATAAATAAGTGCATTTGCTGTAGATGCTGCGGCAGGTGAAGAGCCGGTAGCCTTGCATACGTATACTGTAGCTGTTGCTGAAGAGCTTGTGGTGTTGCAAATAGCGATAGTAGACATTACGGTCTGAGTAGCCGCAGGTGTGGCGTATAGTGTTGCGTTAGATCCTGCAGGTGTAGCTTGACCTAAAATTAGATAGCTTGCGGTGGCCATTATTGCTCCTGTAACTTTGCGGTGTAATGACTAATATTAACGGCTAAGCGTTCATTAGTCGGGTCTAAACTATAAGCAATTTTACCCTGTTCTAGAGCAATTTCATACTTCCCCAGGTTATAAGAGGATATGGCTAAATAATCGTTTGGTAAAGATCCCCAAGCCCATGGCTCACAGAAGTAGTCTAAACTTTTGGTCTCTATATCTAGAGCTTTCTTAGCCCACTCTCTACACATAACCCAGTCTTCTTTGTTGTAATAATACTCGGTAAGCTTTACCGCACACTCTCTACGAATAGGGTCTTCTTGATATCCCTTTGTCCACCAAATAACTGCGTTATCTGGATCGCACTCTCCAAGGTATCTGTAGGAAGCTGCGCGTTGAGCTTTCCACCAGGCCTTAGGTAATGAGAGGTGGCGCTTAAATTCTTCCGCAGCATCTTCATATGATCTGTAAAAGTAAAGTTCACGTGCGTAGTAAAAAGCGCACCTATCATCATCTGGGTTTTCTTTAGCGGCCTCTTGTAGTAGGGGCAAGTACTGCCCACGAGATTTATCATCATCGGGATGGTGCTCGATCTGTAGATCTACCCATCCGGTAGTCTCTTCGATTCTGTAGGGTTCCGGCATTTCATGTATTGGATATACCCAACGGTAACCGTTGCGAGCGTGGATTCTAAAACCGCTGAACTGCATGCCCGGTGATCCGTCAGGATTCCAGCTTGTAGTAAATAGGTATCGTGGACGAGTCCATTTGTTTGTGTTGGCAACCTCTAAATGTTGGCGCCAACCAGGAACTAGAGTTTCATCTAGATCAAGAGCAATGCAATAATCAATATCACTGGGTATAAGAGACAGGCTAGCATTGCGAGCATCATCAAACCTCCAAGGTTTTACACTAATTGTGTGGCACACAATGCCTAGTGACTTAGCTAACTCTACCGTATTATCTGTGGATCCGGTATCAGCTATAAGGAGATAGTCAGCTTCTATAGCTGATTCATACCAACGTTCAATAAACTGCTCTTCATTCAGAGCAATTGCGTATACTGCTACTTTCATGCGCCCCCGCTTAGTATATTAGAGACCGGCTCCAGCTAGGTTAGCCATAATCTGGCGACCGTAGATAAGTGAACCATCTCCAGGAGCGGTAAATAGATAGATACTGCGCCCACCAATAGCCTGTGTAGGAGTAACGTTATTATGCCATGAAACGCCAGACCAAGTAATAGCAGGTGTAGATGTAAAAGCTGTTCCAGAAGCAATAGATCCAGTTGTTGCAGCAGATAGAGTGACTACGTTGTTTGATACGGAAGTTACATATGTGCTTGCAGCAAGACCTGTGCATGTGGCATTTGTACCACTGCCGCTTAAAGTTACAATATTAGCTACGCTTGTAAGTGGAAGAGCTGTAACTCCAATTGGCCAAGTAGAGTTAGTTGGCGTAAATGTAAAGGAAGTGCCTTTAAATAGATCACGATTAATAGCGTTTGATAGGGTTATTTGATTAAATCCTACAGAAAATACAGTGGTAGCGTTAGGAATTCCTACGCCAGATACGGTTAAACCAGAAACAATTCCCGCAGTGCTTGAAACGTTAATAACTGTACTACCAGAAGCTGCCACCGAATCTGTTGTTAAAACAGATATAGATGCGGCTACAGTGGTGCTTACAGTAAGCGTTGGCACATAAATCTCAGCATACCAGGTAGAACCATAAGTTGTGCTAGAGGGGGCGGACCAAGAAAGGGTAGTTGTCTGGCCTGTTGGGATAGATGCGTAAACATACCCACCCGTTTGGTATGCGCCAAGAGACTGTGTAGAGCCTACAAAACCTGTTGCAAGTAGCTGCCCGCCAACTCCGTTGTAAGTAATGCCAGCGTTAATATATGCCTGTGCACTCTTTTGAAATGGCTGAGGATATGTTGTAAGACCCATTAGTAGTTCACCAATACCTTTGCTTTAACGTTAAGTCCATCAAGAGTGTAGAACTGGTAAACCGCATATGTTGTTGGTCCAGATGGAGCAGATCCACCGTCCCAAACAAGAGAGGTTCCTGAGGCTGGGGATGTGATTGCAAAGTTAAGGATTTGCCCTGAAGTATTAGGCACATACTCTACAGTCCAAACAGCAGCAATAGCTGAAGATGTGGTTGTATAAGTAACGTTTCTTAGGGGAATGTAAGCCTGTGCACCAGTAAAGTTAGTTGCAATATCAAAGTTAAGTGTAATAACTGTAGAAGGTCGATTTACCTTTACGTATGGTGTTGCTAAAGGATTAACCGTTTGGCTTGAGCTAGGTGTTGCAAAAATGCTTTTTGTAGATAAAGCAATAGCAGTGTTGTACGCAGAAGTACCCGCACGGTAAAGATCAGGGTAAGATGAAAAAGGCACGGTACTCCTTAGGAAGCTAGATTAGCGTGAAACAAAGCTCCGTTAATTGAGTTACCAAAAAACGAAGTAAAGATAAGGGTAGTACGTCCAGCGGTAACAATAGATGGGGCAGAGCCGCCGTCCCAAGTTACTCCGTTAAAGGTTACGTTTTTAGTTCCGCGGTTAGCGATTTCTACGTACCAAACAGTTGGCTGGCTTGGAATACCTATAAAGTTAACTGTTGTGTCTGCTGCTATAGAGTTTAACTGAACAAACCCGCCATCGGTTGGGTTTACGTTAAAGGTTCCTGAGCAGTTTGGAAACACCTGTACCCGAGATAACTGGGCACTACTAATAGTGGCATCTTGTCCTTGAACAAGTACCCCGGGTACAGATGTAACTGACATTTAGTTAGTCTTCCTTCTTAGCGGATTTCTTAGGTGCTTCAAGAGCAGCCTGGATAAGCTCTACTGTAATGGCTGGATCGTTAAATCCAGCGCCATTCCAGTCAGTCTTGGTCTTGTCAAGAGTGCGTGGAGGAAACCATACATCCCCTTCAAGAGTCCAGTTTACAGAAGGCTGTGGGTAGACGTTAGTGACGTCAACAACATCATAGATTGATGCCTGCTCACCTAGGTCCGCCACTGATGCCGCGAGAAGGTGATTAATAACCTTACCGTTTGATAGTAATGCGTAATTAGCCATTTATATGCTCTCCTTAGAGTGAAGTCTTGTCGAAGTAACGAACGATAGCATAACCGTCAGCACCGTTACCGCCTTGACCGATGTATCCAAGATACTGTACTGCTGCTGTTGCGTTATCGATATAGACAACGTCACCACCATCAAAGTAATCGAATTCATATGTTAGATCGAAGAAGTAAGCGTTTGCAGGAGCCTGCAGTGTTGCCCAACCACCAGGCTGTGTGTAGCCTGCTGTAGGTCCAATGTAGGTGGTTGTTGTTAAGTTTGTAAAGATTGCGTCATATGCTGGGCGATCTTCACGAATGATTGTGTTGGATGCATCCTTCCAACGAACTGTTGGACGAACACGCTTTGACAATCCTGGGAAGAATGTAGCGTTTGTAACACCCTGAGGTGCTACCGCTAAGTAGTAACCAGTATTTGCAAAGTATAGAACTGTACGAGGAAGGATTGGGAATTCTTGCCAGTTAGTTACAACCTTAGCAGAACCGTTATCTCCAATTGTAACTCTCATACCGTATGTACCAGCAATAATAGCTGCTGATGCATCCTGGATAACAGTTGCGTTATACAGGCCTGTCATCTTGTAGTTATCTTGTGACCAGTTTTCAAAGTTAAGCGTGTTAGTTGCAGCTGTGTGCGTGATAAGGGTATATGGAAGGTTGTTCTGTAGAGAACCGCCACCACCTCCGCCACCACCGGTGTTAGGTGTAGCATCAAGGCCACGAGCAAAGTAGTACTGGTTGTTGTATTCGTCAGCGATATATGTTCCGCCGCCCTTACCACCGCCACCGTTTCCACGGCCTGGGTATGTAAGTGA